TGTCACTGCTATCAATCCAAATCTGAAATCGGTTTTGAGCATCAGCACCAGCCGAATAAAGTACATGATCACCGCTTGATGTAAGGCTGCGTTTAACCCAACAACTAAACGTAAATGTCCTACGATTACCGGCAGACGCAGGGGTTCTTGTTAATCTCTGACTCAACCCATCATCAAACTTCAACGATTGATCAAGCAGATGGCTGTAAAAGCCTGTGCTTACTTCTCCTGAACCTGCTGCTTGAATTATACTCATAATTAAACCCTAAGTTAAGATAGCCGTAGCACCTACAAGAATTGTATTATTCCCGCTAGCCGCAGTTACATAATATGTCACAAAGTAAGTACCTGTTGCACTCAACGCAGTCAAAACATCTGCATTTATGGCTACATCCGCGTGTGCGCTAACTGTATGATTGCCACCATTTACAAATTTAATAGAGCCTGATTGACCAGCAGCTTTGTTTGTGAAGGTCATTGTGACACTTCCTGCGGTTGTCGTGGTAAAATTGTTCCCTACTTCCAAATCATAAGTCGCATCATTTTCAGCGGTTATTGTGCTGCCGATTGCTCTGCCAACTACTGTAACATCATCATTTACAGTTAAAATTGTTGTGCCTGTTGCAATAGAAGCTACAGTCGCATCCGCATCATTTTTAATAGTAACATCTGATGTAGAGCCTTGACCTGTTAGTATCAGCCCCTCTGCCGCAGTAAAACCAATCGCTGCATCATCTCCAGCCGCAGTATCTCCTGCGGCTTGTAATGTCCCTGCCGCAACAATATCGGCAGCAGCATTGAATGTACCAGCTATAGATAAATCAGTAAGAGCATCAACCACTGCCGCGCCACTACCTGCTCCATCCAGATAAACCATAGATACCTGACCATTTGGTATGGTTACATTTGCTCCAGATCCTTGACTAATTATGATGCTATAAGGACCAGAACTACCACTGTCTGTAGTGGCATTCTCAATTATATGAACCCTGCTATTAGTATTCGGACCAATAGTAATTGTACAGTTTGAGTCTAAAGCACCTGTATACTTAATATACATAGCTCTAGCTTGATCGGTAGATCCATCAGCTACTGTGCTTGTATGGGTATCAGCATTTGTTGTTATAGCTTCTGTGCCAAAACCAAAGGCTTCCCCAATAAGCTCAAGGTTAGTATTAGTTGTTGTTCCCCAAGTACCAGAACCATCGCCAGTACCTAGCTCATTAAGTCTTAGATCATTTACATAGGTGCTTGCCATTTTTCTGTCCTTACGCTGCTATATCTGTCCAATTAGGTGTTTGTGAAACTGTAACTCCTGCCCAACTTGGTGTTTGTGATGGAACTATTGGTCTATAAAGTATTTCTTCTCCTACCGCACCTGTCCCGACTACACCTGTGGGAAACACTCCTATTGAAGCTATAGGTGCTACCGTCCCTGTTCCTAATGTGGCAGTTATAGAGTTACCTGTAACCGCGAAAGTCGCCGCACCTGTTTCGGTAGTGTTTCCTAACGTACTTGTTCCAGCAGACCCAGTAACCGCAAAAGACGCTGTTCCTGCTACACTAACAGTTCCTACTGCACCTGTTGCCGCTACTCCCGTTGCAGGAATTTCTAGCACATTTTGTACAGTGGGGGATCCTAATGCGGTAGTTCCAGCAACTCCTGTTACAGCAAGTGGAACACTTTGGTTCCACGCACCTTCACCCCAAGTTCCTCTACCCCATCCTGTTAACGACATAGGCTACCTCATTAGGCTATCCGAATGATTGCATTACTTGCATCTGCTGTCGGAAACTGAATTGTAAATGTCCCTGAAGTAGATGTTTTATTTGAAGTAAAATCCAATACCGCAACAGCTTTATTACTGTTCGTGCTATTATATATCAAAGCACCCATTGCTGTAATAGTAGCTGATGTAAAACTTAAATCAGCGAAATCAGTAAGTGCAGTTGTACCAGATGTAGTTGGTGCGACTTTAGTAAGCGTTCCACCCCCAGAGGAATATGTGCCACTGTCTGCAACCTCACCAGTAGTAGTGAATGCGGTTGTTGCTGCACCAAGAGTAGCTGTAGTGCTTGATTTACCGCCACTACCCTCTGCGTATAGAGCAAGTTTAAATGTGTTACCGTTTGTTGCGAAATTGTGTGTGCCTAGCATTAACTCTTGTTTAAATGCGGTACACATTGCTTGTGTAATTGCCATTACAGTCTCCCAATAGCTTCTGCTAATTCAATTTGTCCAGCTTCACGAACCTTCGCGCAAATACTAGCACGTTCTTCTTTCCTCGCCAACTCTATATAGTATTGCGCTAGATTTCTTACTCTATCCCTAAATGCCTCAGCTTGTAAACGTATTGGCTCTGGGGCATCTTCAGATACATATAATAGTTTATTTGCTAACATTTCAGATATTTGGTCATTAGATAAACCTCCATTTTCAGAGGTCATAACTTTTACAGAGCCGACTGACCCAGTGCTAATATCAAACATTATCATGCCTCCCAAACATGACAGGGTTACTTTCCACAGGTTCTGGTGGTTTAAACTCAGATTGTTTCACTATCATTAAACCACCCTCCTGCACTGTTTGTACAAGAGGATCTTCTAATCTGTGGTATCCGTACAGTTTCTCATTATCTGGAACATTGGTGTCTAATAGAGTAGACCTATGAGCCACTTCTAATTTTATACCTTTACTAGCAGCTATAGCGCACCAAAACTCTACACAAGCCCTGCCTGATTCAGCCGTATTTACATCTTTGTAAGTGAAGTCTAAACCATACAAACAAAGGCAAGTTACTTTTTTCCATATTGCGTATGCTATTGCGTAAGCGACAGTATTATTGAAATAACAATAACCTAGCTCTGTAGCGACTTCTTTAAGAGGATAAAGTTTTAGTTGTTTAACTCTTTTATCTAGCTGACAAGTATAGATAGGGTTTTTATTTTTCTCTAAAAACTCTCTAGCTATACCTGTTTGCGTGTGAGCATTTTCCGTATCTAAAAACCTAGATACAGGATCCATCATAAAAGTTTTATCAACGTGGATTACCGCACCTATAGAATTGATGCCCCAAACTTCATCAAACTCTTGTGACGCTACCCTTGCGGCTATGTAATCTGCGTAACTCCCACCTAACCCTACTATAGCTACCTTCATGTTCTTGCCCGATCGGGTAGTCCTCTTCTATAAGCATCGGAATTTTCACGAGCTTCAGCAAGGTCTTTTACTCTACTAATTGCCTCTCCAAATCTGCCGTTATACAGATTCATCATATCTTGTTCACCTTTCATATAGGTGTATGCTTCAAATAAACTGCCGTACAACATCGCATTTGGTGCGTTTTCACTCAAAAATGTTTTAGTTGTGTCGGCAGAAGTAGAAACAACCACTCCAGTAGCACCGCTTGTGCCACCTGTCACAGTTTCTCCAACAGTGAACGTTCCTGTTGGAATAATCACAACAAACTCTGTAGCTGAAGTAATTGAGCTAATCGTAGTGCTTTCTGCACTTGTGCCGCCTGTTATAGTTTCTCCAGCTACAAAAGTGCCGGAAACACTACTCACAGTAAGACTAAAAGTGCTTTCTGATAAACTTGTAGGACGATAATAGTAATGAAGTTCTGTATCAAAATTTGCATTTGGCGTAGGGGCTAATATAAAAGTTTGATGGTCATAAGCAGCATAGTATCTAGGTATACCAGTTGTGCTTGAATTTGGATTAAACTCTTGCAGATAATTAACGTCTTTTTGTAATAGAAAAATTTTATTGCTAGAGCTCGTAATAGAAAGACTAAACGAAGCTAAATAGTCCGTGGGGGTAGCTAAGAATTGATTACCAGATGTTATGGAACCAGAAACATTTTTACGAAAAAACTCTAAATCAACAGTTGAAAAAATGCGTTGCTCTGTTGATTGAATAAATCTGTTTAGATTAGAAACAAAGCTAGTCTCATTATTATCTGTATAGTCTTGTATAGCCGACTTTAATTCTGTGTATGTGTAACTCATGGTGTGTTTGCTTGCCATCCCATGCCGCTATGATTAGTACAATAGTAATACAGCGTTGGAGCTCCAGAAGCTACTGTTATTTGAGTATAAGCCCCAGAAGATCCAGGAGTTCCGTTTGTTGTAACTCCTGTTGTGTACTGAGAACCGCCCCCATGCGTGCCGTTTGCAGTTGTGCTAAACCTTAATGGATGCCCTGAATTAGAAGAATCGCTTTGATCAAATCTATAAGTGCTACCCTCTGATAAACTTAATAATACATCCGATGTAGCAGTAGAACCATTTATTGCAAATTTATTAGAAGAACCCACATTGTAATAAGGATGATTAACTGGATTGCCTCCGACCACTGTTACAGTATATGTTGCTGCTATAGCAGAACCTGTTCCAGAAGCTGTAACTGTGCCAACTGATCCTGTGCCAGAAACTCCTGTAATAACTGAGGTCACAGGTGTAGTTACATCACCTCCAAATGTAACTGTTCCTACTTGTCCTGTAATAGATGGGAGGTTCGGCTCTTTTGCAAAAGTATCATCATTAGTGACAGGAAAAGAAACAGTTATGTCTTGTGTTTCAGAAACATCAGGTCTCGGTTTATATAATGCCTCTGCATCTGCTCCTGTTTGGGTAGGCTCTAATTGTCTTGCTTTAGGTTCATAGCATTCAGGACATACTTTCAGATTATTCCACTCTTCACGCAAATCGAGGTAGGGGTATCTAAAACCACACCTATCGCAGATACCATAAGAATATTTGCCCAGAGCGTATGCCATCAACCAAACCCATAGTAATCTCTTCTAGGAACCAAACTGAGATTAGCTCTATCTACATCTTCATAAGCTGCGCGAGCAAATTCTTCTTCATAAACCGCCTTTAAAATTTGTATTCTATCAGGAGCTTTTTTCATCGCAAGATAGTAAGCCAATCCCGCAGCTAAACAAGGGTAAAACCTAAAAGGAACATCCAATGTATCTGTTGCGGAGTCTGCATCTTGTATACGAGTCAACCTATCGTATACTAATGTATACGCCTTATCAGGGGTAGGCCATAATCTGATTTGTGGGGTTATTTGCCTATCCACATACCATTGGCTCGGTTGCGCCTCTGTATTTTTGCTCGGTATATTTATAAAAGTATCTCTACTTATACGAGTTATTTGAGTGTCCGATTGAGAGGTTCCTGTCCCTGTTCTTATGACAGCACTCAAAATATCAATCGTATCAGCAGGAAGAGAATATATAGCAGTGCTTGCCGTTATGGAAAGAGTACTTTGCTCTATAGTCCACCTATTTAAACCCCTATTTGCCCAATCAGCAAATAACAGATTCATAGAACGTTTAGCCGTTTTTAAATCATAACCTGTTCTAACCTCTAAGCCACAACGCTCAAAAGCTTCCTCAATGTAATCACTTACATCAAGTTCAAAATCTGTGGACTCAGAGGTAGCCATTAGCTATACGGACCTTTGATAACTTTTGGGTTATTTCTGTTGACCATACCACCTTTTGACATTTTCATTGGCTTTTTGACCATACCGCCTTTAGCCATTTTTTTCATGTCTTTTTTGACCATACCGCCTTTAGCCATCTTCATTTTTTTGACCATACCGCCTTTAGCCATCTTGGTCTTTTTGACCATACCGCCTTTAGCCATTTTTCTTGGCTTTTTTACCATGCCGCCTTTTGCGTACATTTTCTTTTTCATCTTTTTCGCCATTTTCTTCATCCTCTTCTGCGTAAAGATTATCAAAGATCCGATTTACATCCATTGTATAGTCTAAATCAGATTTTGAATAGTGAATGTGTTGTGAAGGTTTAAACTTAGGAGCACCCTCACCTGTTACATACCAAGCAGGATGTGTAACCCTCACACGATTATTAGGCAAAGCCACAATATTTCCTGTCCACTTACCAGCATCTAATAACTCTAACACATGGCTTTGTTTGTGCTGAGCTGGATCATCTGCTACCTCACTATCTGTATAATCAACAGTGAAAAAATATTTAGCTGGATAAAATTCACCTTCTATCTTAGCAAGCCACGGACAGGGTTGGGCTCTGTTTAAACTGTATACAGAGTGTGTGTGAGACATACAATCCCAAGGCTGTGCTTGGTATACATCCATCGGTTCAGGCCAGCCCTCAAATGCTGTATCACCGACTAAAGCTGTTATTGGCATCCTTGCCCACATAGCACCACCATGAACGTTTTCTTCACCAGTTATATCACTTTCACAACCTGTAAATAAAACTTGGAAACTCAAGCATCTATTTGGCATAGTCGTTACGGCTATTGCCATTGCATGAAGGAACTCTCCATGGAAGTCTTCGTGATTGCAAGTATACTCTCTCCTCACCCAACATTTGAAGTAAGGGACGTTACTTGTTAAAAAACTCATGTTTTCTTCTTAGCCTCCTTTTTGGGCTTTTTACCTTTGCCAAAAATATGTGCATCTACCTTGGCTGCTTTGCCACCAGTTAAAACACTATTCACTCTAGCCATTGCCCATTGGCTAGGTGTTGTTCCAGGACGATGTCCTGTTCTATACGCTGCCAACCCCTTATTATAAACCCTACCGAGTTGTCCAGCGGTAACTTTTTTACCTTTTTTCCGTGCCGCTTCAGCTTTTTTTGCGAGTGACTTTTTTGTTGCTGCGCTCAGTGCCATTTTTTCCCCTTTCTTTACGGATACTATCTTTACCTTGCCTAAATATTTGAGCCACTTTTTGTTTGCCCATAACCTTGGCTCTTTGCTCACCAACAGTTAAAATCTGTATTTTTCTAGCAAAAGGTTTATTAACTTTTTTAACTTTTGCCACAGTAGCTCTTGCATCCGCTGGTGTAGCAAATTTTATCCCTACCGTATCCTTTGGATTTTCATCCGTATAAAGCCTTCTACCAGAACCTTTAGGTTTTTTTCCTGTTCCTTTTTTTGGATCCTGCTTTTTTACCATACTCTGTAAACTTTTTATTTTTGAGGAGTGTGCTTAGAGACTTAGCTTGTTTAGAATGTAATTTAGAGGCTTTTTTTAAACCTTTAACTACTTTTTTTACTCTTTTTTCGTGCATTTTTTTGACCTCTAGATTTATTTTTAGCAGCAGTAATTATATCCGCACGAGTAATTTTGTTTCGGGGCGGTGCAAAAGCCGCTAACTTTTTTTGCTTTGCAGATAATTTTTTTGCCATAACTATTTCTTTTTACCCCCAAACATTTTGCGAAATTTTTTGGTATGCACAGATTCTTTTGTTTTCCTTCTAGCTCCTGACTTATTAGTATCACTTGGGAAAACATAAGCTGAAGGATCCTTTGCTGATTTACGAGCATTACGTTGTATTTCTTTACGACGTTTAGCTTTATCCCCAGAACTTAAACCAGCTAAATATTTGGCTGGTATTTTACGTTTTTTATTTTTCTTACGGCTCGCAGGGGCTTTTTTAATCTGTTTTGCCATATTACCACGAGTCATTGCCATTATATCACCAAGCCTTACAAGACCAATACCGCGCACTAAATTTATCTTTAGCACTGGCACAATTATGTCTAGCCCTAAAAGATTTACGTCTTGCTGGTTGGTCTTTTTTAATACTCATATTAGGATCACCGAAACGCACCAATTTAATCTGGCTACCTTTTTTAGCTAATACGGCAGATTTTTTCTTTGCTCCTGGAGTGCGTTTTGGTTTGTTATATCCAGGAAACGTCTCCCCCCGATAAGTTAACTTACCGGAAGGAGTGCGTTTTACATCTTTAGTGGTAGCCATTATGCGTATTCCTTACGGACTTGCAGTATAATGGTATAACTATCCGCAGAGCTATGGCCTACAGTTGTGAATAAAATGTCACCTGTTTTGCCACTGCCAGCATTATTAGTTATCCCACCAAAAGAGCTATAATCATGGTATCCGCTTTGGTTCTCACCTAGTTCAATCGCAATAACATTTGATGTAGCATCAAAAAGCATTTGGACTTTCATGCCGTTGCACTGCCACCATATTTTTTCTATAGAGCATCCTGTGCAAGTTTGTTTATTGCCACTAACCGATAAAGAGCTAACGTCTACTTTTGCTACAGCACTTTCGCCGGAACCATCGGAGATGTTTGTAAACTTTAATACAGCAGTGCGCTCACCGTCTATCAAAGTTTGTGAAGTGACTGCATCAGCCATAACATTCTCCTATTAGTAAACTGAGTATTCTAGCTCCACAGTAAATCTGCCAGCGGTGACATCGGCATTTACAGTTGTTGTAGCTCTAGCATACAAATGTACGTTTGCGACAGCCGCAGTAATGTTTGGCACAAAAATATGATAATTACCTGCGGTGTCGTTAAAGTTCACATCAATCTCAGTAATAGATTGAGTTGCGCTCAACTGCTCGTTAAAAGAGGTAACACCAGCACCAACAATTTCAGTGCCTGAAACAGCAGCATTAGTAGCTGTCCCACTTGTAGAACTCAAAGCAAGGTTTCCAGCAAGAGTTTGACCAGCAGCAGTTGTAATGCCAATTAATGCACGATGAATAAATATTTTGCTCGGTGTAACCAGATCATCAGGGGCATCTACATTTAAAGTGCCAAGCTCTACAAGACAATCACCATCTGCATAAGCTGTTGAAGCAGCGTTTGTTGCTGCTAGAGTACCAGCAAAAGACTGTATCTTGCGTGTCCCCATTGAAACAATCTGGCCTGTGGCATTAACAGAAAAACCTGTTTGCGTAACCGCACCAGTTGTGCTGCTTTCATTGATTACATTGAAACCGCCCTTTGAACGGACTGGTCCCGAAAAAGTGGTAGTAGCCATGTCGATCTCCTGTCTTGGCTAATGTCAGTCACACTATGTAACTGTCAGGATGGAAAAACTATAAACAAAAAAAGGGCGGCTCGCAAGCCGCCCTTTTGAATATTTTATGTTACGCTCCCGGAGAGGCGAAAACGCAACGTGGGTCAGATACTCCAAAGCTATAACGCTCACGAGCTTTGTACCGCACGTTACCTGTATCAAAATCGCCTTCCATAGCAGTTTGCATCGGTGTACGAACAAAATGCTTGAAGCCGTTTGGTGCATCCGTTTTAATGAAAAATGCGTCCGTATCGGTTAAAAAGTGGTTGACCACATAACCTTCAGGTAGCATACCCATATTACGGAGGGCGTTGATATCGTTGTCTGCTGTTGCAGTACGCAGATTCGAAGCCATCAACCGCTCTGCCACAAATTGCAATGCTGGTGGAATAATCATCTTCATACCGCGAAGTGCAATCTTAAGACCGCGCTCATCGATAAAAGCTGAAATATCAATCAGTGATTGCTCAAGTGACGTTTCATTCAAGTCAGCCGCAGTTGTCAACTCATTACGGAAGTTGCCACCAGCAGTGGTTGGATGATCTGTTGCACACAATTCTTTACCATCACCAAGTGTAAAGCTAGAATCAAAAGCATTGTTCAGCACTGCTGCTGCTTTGACTTGCTTTGTATTAGCCATGGAACGAGCCAATGCACGAGTATAACGAGAGCTGAGCTTGTCGTAAAGGTTATCCTCAACGGCTTCTTCAGTGATCGAAAACGCAAGTGCGATTGTTTCATGTGTGTAACGAGCGGTAAATGCTTCATTAGCAATATCAAATGATACCGCAGCACCTTCTTGTTTAATGGGTGCTGAGCCAAAGCCAGCGAGCATTACCTCTTCTTCGAACGCACGATCAGAGTTTTCTGAATCAAAAATTTCAGCATGCTCATTTTCGTAACGATCATACTCCATACCAAACAGAGCGTTTAGTCCAGGCTCTAGTTCTTTAAGGAGTTGGGATCTTGCAATAGCCATATCTAATTACTCCTTATAGACCAGTGGTTGCAGTATGGAATGGGAGGTTCAATTTAACAAGAAGTGTAACACCAGCAGATGCTACATCAATCTCATCAAATGGATCTTTAATTCCCACAATACGGAAGTTATCCGTAGCCGTAGTTGCACCAGCAGTTGCCACAGAAACTTCACCGATAGAAATACCAGTTGAACCGTTCTGTGAACCAAAGTTTACCCCTTCTGCATTAGAATGGATCAACGCAGTCGCTGTTGCAATATTAGTGAGTGAAGCATCAGCTTTGACCTCATAAACTTGGTGGGGGTTATCATAAACAAAAACCCTCGCTTCGCTATTTGATTTCAAAGAAGATGTTCCAGGATAGTTATTATCAAACACTGTTTCACCAGCAGTGTTTACATACTGACATCCTGCCATAACACCTAGGATAGCAACACTACCACCATCTGCCGCACTTACATCTACAAGTCCATTAGTAAGCGGGATCACCATATCACCTTGAAAAATAGATGATGAAGAACCAGCCGTTCCATTTACTTGCACGAGATAAGACGTCAAACCGTTGGAGTTCGCTGCGCCACCTAGAAGATTATGCGGACGCAAGCCAAATGGGGCATCAAGATTTGTACCAGCCATTATCTAGTCCTCTTCTTATTACTCGGAGCCTCCTTTGGCTCCGAAGGTTACACGAGACTGCCTTTCATTATGAATAGGCATCGAACTATGTTGTTCCCTCATAAGGTCATTATCAACAGCAGTCATTTGATCAGCTGTTTTTTCACGATAAAATTTATCACGCTCGGTTTTTGACTCAACAGGGAACCTTGCTAAAATGAGACCACCAACTCCAATAACTCCTGCGTGTTTACCATCTTGCACAGTAGGAGCTTCAAAATTAGGATACTCATCGGCGCGAACTAATTCAAAGCCTTCGCGTAGGCGAGCTGAAAGGTTTTTATTATCATCATAACCCATAACCGATTCACGGATCCAACGATGTATGTAACCCTCAGGGGGTGGTGGGGCGTCTAACGAAGACGGAGGTTGCCAAGGTTTACGACGTGTTTCTTTTTCACGAGTGGCAGTAGTGCGTGGGGTACGATCCATGATCTATTCCTTCACGATTGTAAGCGAGCAAGTTGCTTCGCGTATTGTTCATAAGATACACCTAATTTATCTGCGATTGCAACCTGAGAAGGTGTTAATTTGATTTTTTTATTTGCAGGCTTCCCTGAAGAGCGTGTTGCACCAGCTACAGGAGCACGAGAGGAAGACCTATTATCTTGTTGAAATTTATGAGGAAACTCAGTTCGAATACGCTTATCCAACTCAGTGTAGTATTCATCTGAAGTAGGATCAAAATATTCAGTTTCAACAAGTTGTTTATGTATAGAAAATGCTGTCAACGTCATAGGCTCATCCTGACCAAACCAAGTATTGCGTTCAGCCCATGACCGTGCTTTAGGGTCAATCTGATCGGGTGAGGGTGCTTGTGCCTGTGCTTGTTGAGGAGCTGCTTGAGGAGCTGTTTTACGTTGCTCAAGCTGTTGTTTCGCAACATTTAGTCGTTCCGTCTCAATAGCTAGTTTTGCTATTGATTTTTGTGCTTCTATTTGTGCATCAACATCACCAACATTGATAGCGTCACTTAGTTGCTTTTTAAGCACATCTTCCTGTGATGTTACCCTTTGATCGTACTCATTTATGTACGATTCATCAATTTGAGAACTGCGTTTCTGAAGCTCTTCATTTTGCTTTTGAACAGATTGAGCATACTCAGTAGCTGCTTTTTCACGACGCTCAGCTTCCCGCATTTTGTAGGTGAGCTTTTCAATTCGCTTTTTGACTTTGTCGCTGTAACCTTCAAGGTCTTCGTCTGAGGTTTCTTCGCTTGCACTGACTTTTTCTGTGCTTTCTTCTTCGGCAGTTTCTTTGTTGTCTTCTTGGTTTTCTTCTGTGTCATTTTCCAATTCCACTTCTACAACGTCTTCTTCGACTTTTTTAGCCTCTGGCATAAGATACACTCCTATGTGTGGATAATGTCTTCAGGGTTATTGATTGTTGCTAAAATTTCATCATCATTCAGCAATCTAACTTCACCGCCTTCGATTTTAAAGCGACTACCAGCATACCTACCAAAAATAACCCAATCACCTTCTTTACACCAAGGCTCCCAGTTTTCAGTAGGATCATTAGGGTTTCCAAATTTAATGGGGTCTTTATAGGCTAGTGGACCAATTTTGACTACATAACCACAAACAGTGGCTAATGCCTCACGGTCTACTGTAGTATCTGGTATATAAATACCTCCTGCTGTTTTACCTTTGCCACGATAAGGCAAAATAAGAATACGCCAACCAGAGGGTTCTGGAAGTTTTTCTTTAGCAGTTATATTATCAGGAGAAGTTTCTTTTTTAGCAGTTTGTTGTGCGGCCTTTGCATACCGCTCTGGAACAAATAGAGTTTTACTCATGTTCTATCCTTTTTAGCAGGAGATCTAATTCCTGTTTAACAGTTGCAAGCTCTACGAGTCTAGCTCGTAGTTCCTTGAAAGCGGTTATATCATCTACTGAGCCTTGCAATAATTGCTCAGTAATCATATTTTCCCGATCTACGATTATATTACGGAGTTTTTCGTGTATGTAAAGGGTAGACATCTATACTGCACGAACTTTTTTGCGTTTTTTAGCTGTTTTAGCAGCATTTCTAAAATCTGCCGCCGATGGTGCGCCTTTTTGTCCAGGCTTACGCATCTTTTTACCACTAGCTCTACGCTTTGCAATATTCCTGTATAAACTCATTTTTTAAATCCTTTAATACCACGGATTCCGAAACTAGCTCCAATTGAAGCATACATTGCCCATTGAAACCACTCAGGGGTGCGCGATAAAGCATCAAATCCACGCTCTACAAAAGGTTGCAAAGGTGGGATGAAACACATCCCAATAATAACAATAAATAAAATAGTCCATGCTTCATCTTTCCAGCTATTATCGCTGGCTTGAGCCATAATTTTTTCCCAACCAGCTTCATGCGTGGCGGCTGTAACCATAACTTGTGCTTCTGCTTCAGCACGAGCTTTAGCTACTGCACCTTTAGCTTTAGTCTGCTCAACCTTAGATTCCATCCAAGATCCTGCAAGGTTAGCAATAGGACCTATAAGTGCCTGTATCATTCTACAATCCTCACAATATAATTTGTGCCATCTGAATTCTTTGATACCTCAACAGTTTTATTTTCACAAGCATACCGCACAGAAGTTGATTTTTTATACAAGTTACGTTCAATAGTACGCTTTGCTTTTAGGCATTTAGCTATTTGCTCAAATGCTGTATGCTCAGCGACATCTCCTCCCATATATAATATCAGAGTAATTGTTTTAATTACTTCCATTACGCATCTTTTCTATTTGTTCTTCTATATTAGTTAATCTTTTTTCATAAAAATCTAATGTTAATTTTTGTTGTTGATCATGTGGTGCGCGGCCTTCATCTATTTGTTCTTGCAATTTAGCAAGTTGTTCCGACAAATGTTCAATCAGCATAAACTGTTCAGAGTCTGCTGGCAAAGCACCCATTTCTCCTCTAGGCCATTTAATTCTAAAATCTGTATTTTGACCAAGATCTGCTTCCATTAGGATAATTTTATTTTCCATAGTATTAAGGCGTTCAATAATCCCAAAATACGCCCATGTTCCTATAGCCGCCCCTACAACCATAGCCATAAGGTTACGGATCGGCATTGATAATTCAGTATTCTCATTTAGTTTAGTTGCCACTACTCAACACCCATTATCCGTGACAGACCAAACACCTCCATAAGCATAAACGTAAAGAACAATAATAAAATACCACCAGCGATTAATTTCCCACTGAAATTGGTAGAACCTATTTTTATAGCCACAAACTCATTGCCCAATATTCGCAAAACAAGCTCAAAACTATTTTCCCCTACGTTTACAGATACAGGTTTTTTCTTTTCTTCAACCAAAGAGATAACCCCCCATAAAAGATACAAACCATATAATCGGTAAAATATGAATCATTAATAAAGCTCCGTATTTTTATTCACCTTAACAGGCTTACAATACGCAGTAGCTCGGTGTTCTGCTGGAACAGAACTAAGACTACCATAATTTCCATACCTCTTTGTTACTTGCGATGCAAAGTAATTACAATCAACTATAGATCTGAAGTACATATCTCTGCTCTGAACTTCACCGCCTAATACCACTACCAGTAAAAAAGCATGGATCATTTCTTTGCCATATATGCCTGTGCGCCAAAGTAAAAACCTACAATAGAGGCTTGACTTAAAAATAACATATCACTAAGACTTGCCAGAAACTCTAATCTTTTTTCTGGTATCCACGGTACAAGTGGCAAAAGTGCGAAACCAACCATACTAGCAACAGCAACCCAAGCCATTCGTTTTTGGGCATCTGCCTTTTCCTCTCGCAACTCTAACTCAAGCATATCCTTCGCATGAGCTATTTCCTCATCGGTAACAGTACCATCATTATCTAAATCATACTGTGCAAACCTAGAATTTTCTGATAAGGATTTTGGCATCGTTTAAAAAACACCTTTAAACTTTGTTCCTTGCAGAGCTGCTCTACCACCACGCGAAAGAGAGCGTTTTGCAACCTCACCAGTTCTAGGGGAACCCTTACTGCGATTAGCAATACCTCTGCGCTTAAATTCTTCAAATGACATAGTTTCATCATAATTGCCATCATAAAACATTTCGCGCAGTGCTTGCTCTGGATCAATGGGTATTTCTTTTACATCTTTATCATCTGCCATTAGGGTCTCCTAATCTAAAATATCTGTTAATGAAGCGATGCCACTTTTCCCAGCTTTTAAAGCTGCTTCATATGCTTCTTGTAAATTTGTCGTATCAAACCCAGATGAGCCCCTGTTCCGAGAAGTACCCACAGGGTTGCTAGTATAGGTTCTACCTTTTCGTGCTAATGTCGGTGAAAGCTGTTGCATTTTATCCCGCATAGCACCGAAATTAAAAAAAGCTAATTGATCAGCAGTAGAAGGACCACCTAAAGCACGGAAAGATGTATCTATGTTTTCTGGTGTAATACGAGAATCAGGTTCTCTATCTGGAAACCCTACATTTACATCACCAAAAGGTGTAGGCACATCTACAGTACGCGGCAAACCAAAATAATCTAAAGCATCATTTACTGACGGTCCTGGAGGAGGAGCTATGTTTAATTCGGGTATAGTGACAGTGAGATCATCTAAATTAAATGCTGTTTGTTGTGTTCCTGGAGGCATACCAGAAGTGGTGGGGGCAGTATAATTATCCTGCATAAACTGTCCTGCTTTAGTTTGGGCTCTGCCAAGAGGAGCATCATCAGGGCGACCTGTATATTCACCAATAATACTATCTTTACCCACTACTGTACTACCAGAAGCTATCCCTTGATTTTTTGTTGCAGGATTTGTTGTAGAACCTAGCCCCATCCTGCCAGCAATAGTATTTGCTAATCCAACAATACCTTTCACAGTATCAGTTCCAGGAACAACTGCCGATAATATACCTAATGGTGTATTTCGTCCAGGAACAACCATATTCTCTATATTTTGACCAAAACTTTTTTTAGTATCGTAGCCAAACATTCCAGGAATATCTGTTGGCTCTCTATACCCTAATTGATCAGCTACATAATTTTGTGTAGAAGTAGCATATGGATTCATACCTTGAGACAATGCATCTAAAGCCGCATTATACGCATCCGCTCCTGGACCAGACATTCTACCAGTAGCTTCATACCCAACATTGCCACCACTTTCACTAAAAGGGCTGTCTTGTCTACCAATGCCAGAGCCACCGCCATCGCCACCACCACCACTAAAAGTATCGGCCGTTAAACTACTCTGTCCTTCACCCATACCTCCGCCAAAAGAGCCACCGCCATAGCCGACGTTGCCTCCACTTTCACTATCGGGACCATCTTGTCTACCCATTACCCACCCCCTCTATTAGCTGTGCGTTGTAGGGCTATCTGTGCTCGCATCGCAGCTATATCTTCTGTGCTGCCAATACGCTCACGTTGGATGGCGGCTTGCTCATTTGCTTTTTGTTTATTAAACTCCAGCTCCATTTGCTCTTGGCGAGCATCCTGCATTTGATCTTGTTGGCGTAGCATAAGCTCTTGCTGTTTTAATTCAACTAATGGGTCTTGTTTCTGCATACCCATTAATTGTGCTTCTTCTTGTAGATATGCTGTAATTAAATCCGACTCTATTTCATCTAAACGGCTTTGCATCATTTCAGGTGGTATTTGTTGACCCTGTTGTTGCATCTGCTGCATCTCTTGCTGAGCAATCATTTGTGCTTTCATAGATAAATGCTCAAATATATGTGTTTGCAAAATCTGCATTGCTGCAGGATTACCTTTTACAATAGCACTATTGAAATAAGCTAAATGTGATTTTATATGTGCATCATGGTTTTGTTCTGGGAAGGCTTTTAATTGTTGTCTACCAGCCATAGCTAATTGCAATTGACCATTTTCAGTAATGGCATTTGTGGGCTTTGGCTGTTGTGGGGGAGTAAGTATTTGCTCAATATTATCCACACCCAAAGCACTATACATCCTGCGGTATGCTTCATAAGTATTATGCAACTGTGGGCTTGCTTGTGCGAGTTTTAATTGCTCACTCGCCAAACTCACACGTTGTGACATACTGAAAATATTAGGGTTAGCTACTGGTACAATATCTACACGACCATCAAAATCCTGTGCTTTCATACCTTGTTGGTTGCCAGTAACATTGTACAAATAATCACTGCCATCTGTACCGATTATTTCAGCAAGTAACTTAAACTCTTGCTTCATAGCATTGTACAAGCGTTTATGCACCGCAGACATAATACGGCTACCACGCTCCATCAAGGCTACTGTCGTACCAACAGGCATTTCAGTATTTTGGATATTGCCTGTGCCAATATCTGTAGTACCTACAAATTTTTGTGCTGCCTGAACTACAAAACCAAGCAGCTGGAACAGAGTCGCGCTCGGCTCTTTGTAGGGCAAAGGTAAGAGCGAGCCGCGTAACTCTGTTCCAACAACATCTACATCGCGCCATTCTCCGGGCTGAAGTGGCTGGTCATCATCACGGATACGTAACCCTCGTGCTTTAAATCCTGCTGGCATATTTGACAAAGTGCCAGCATCTATCAGCTGTCTAAGGTTAGCTGTAGCTGTACGCGATAGATTACCAAGTAAATGAATCAAACCATTACCGTAAAAACCCAATCCTGGAGTAAACATATAATGAATAAAAAACTGTTTTTTACGCTTAAACGTATCATTATCAGCATAATTACGGTAAATAGATAAAACTTGACCAGAATCTGCAGAAACAGTAACAATATATGGCAGTTTTATACCTGTCGGCTCACCATCTTCATCTTTATCAGCAAAATCTTCTATATCTAGGTAACAATGGCACTCATAAAGCACTAATTCTTCATAAGAACCTGATTTTTCCAAACCAGAAAGCTCTTCTTTAGCCTCTTTTAACTCATCATACTCACCTTCTCCAGGATATACCTCTAAATCACGGTAAAAACCATTTACTTGTAACTTGCGTAACTCATTTTCAGTCATACGAATGATATGTGTTACACGTTCTGTGCTTGCTAAATCAGTAGCATTGTATGGAACTAGCAAATCTTCGGCTTGTATAAACTTACTTACCTGTCTGCCTAGTTGTGGATCAGGGTATACCTTCTTAAATGCACTACCGCATAGCCCTAAGTAGTATAACATCTGGTCAAATTCAGAATCATACTCTTCCATAACATGCAGAATCTGGTAATTCATCTCTGTTTTAATACGTTCTGCCTGTTTCTCTAATTCTGGTGATGTATCACCCAAGACTTGTGTGCGGACAGGACCACTCGGAGGCAATAATTCTTTATAGGCTTGGCTTTGAAACTGGCTAACAGCTTCATTCAACATAGGATGTATTACACCAGTAGCACCCTGAAAAGGTTCTGTACGATTATCGTACTTTACACCCAATAAATCTAAACCTTTTGTATATGTGCTTAACCATTCATTACGAGAAGCTTTATCCTCATCTACTTTTTCAAGCACCATACTAGATATACCTGTAAGTTCATCATCATCGATAAACTCAGCTAGGTTATCCATAAATTTTGCTTCACCTTTATCCTCCGCATCAGGTTCGGCAAACTCTACTGAACCATCTTCAAGTGTGGACATCTCCATACCATCAAAAGAAGGTTCAGGGGCAGCGGTCGGTAGTTCTATTTCTAATTCATCACTAGGCAGTGGTTGACCAACTAAAGTAAATTCACGCTCAACATTATTATAAGGGCTAGGTTTTTTCGCCACTTGACTTACCTCCCTGTATCACACGCAATTTGGGACGGTCAATAACAGCTACCTCATCCAATACTTTTTCAATATATTGTTTTAATTCTTCTATTCTAACCGTAATAGGAATTTGTTCTTGGCGGTGCATCGACATAATCGTTATAATCCTCTGGGTGTTGTATAAACCCACCTTCGCGGAAACGTCGGAGAGCCTGTGTTACTGTATCAACAAAATCATCATTTTCGCCAACAGGAAATGAAGCACACTCTTCTATCACTTCCTCTGCCCATCTAGTATCCGGAGCCCATACTAACCCACTTTCTAGGATTGGCGCAATGGAGTTTACACGAGTATATTTATCATTACCTCTACTCGGGGAATAATTCTGCACTGGAATACCCATACTACGCAATTCTTGCGTTAATGGCATACCACTGGCTTTTGCCTCAATAATCACACATTCTGGTTCCCAATAATCATATTCTTCTTTTGCAATACGTTTTAATTCAGGAAAATCCCATCGGCCACGTCGCGCATCTACCAAAACAATATTAGGTGCTTCACCCTCAACTGGGTAAAATACACCCCATGTTGTTATTGCACTATAATCAGCATTCTCTTTTTTACTGTATGCTGTATCATAACTCTGCATCACATAACTTAATTTAGGAATATCTTCTTTTTCCCACTTATTCCACCACTCACGCTTTAATATAGCTGTTGTTTCACTCGTCGGGTTTTGCTGCCATTGTGCTTCCCATTTACCAACTGATAATGAAGCCTTCACCTTTAATAATTCATCTTTTTTCCAAAACTCCGGCCATAATACCTTTTCATCATCTAATAATGCTGGAAACTCTATTACCTCCCACTGGTCTGCTAATACATCCCGCGCCTGTTGCTTTAATAATTTGCCAGTCAAATCTATCTCTGACCAACGCGTCATCACAATTACAATCGCTCCTCCAGGCTGCAATCTTTGCCGTGGACCAGATGTATACCACTCATAGGCATTCTCTAATGCTGCTGGGGATAAAGCATCTTGTTCAGAGTGTGGGTCATCAATAATCATTAAATCCGCACCACGGCCTGTAATCGCACCCCCTACACCAGCCGCAAAATATTCACCGCCAGCATGGGTCTCCCATCGGCCAGCCGCACTACTATCCTGTCGCAATTTAACATCTGGAAAGACTAGAGAGTAATCGTTACTATTCATAAGGTTACGCACCTTTCGGCCAAACCTTACTGCTAACTCACCTGTATGCGTTGCCTGTATTATCTTTAATTTTGGATTTAATCCCATTAAATAACTCGGCAATAAATAACTTGCATACTCTGACTTTGTATGTCTTGGCGGCATATTCACAATTAACCGCTTAATACTACCATCAGCTAAACCATTAAACTTCTGCGCCATTATCTTATGGTGCTTCCCCTCAATAAACTCAGGCCATACTGTTTTGCAGTAGGCCATAAAATCCTTCCTCGCGTGATCACTCGAGATATGCTGTTTCTGCTTCTCAAGCAACCGCGCATACTGCTTTAATACTTCTTCGGGGATAGTTACCGGAACATCACTCATATTATTCTAATAATATAAAAATTTTCTCGGCGCAATGATCTCGGATCAATGTTTCAAAAAAGGGGGTATGGGTACGCTGTATAATTTTCAGAGTGGTAACGATTTGGACAGAACCGTGTACTGCGCTGGTGCTTGTACACCACTCGTCGCGCTAGGGGGGTTGCCCTGTGGCAAAAGTGCAACAGTGTTGCAAACCAGCCGCCAAGTACCTTTTGGCGGCTGGCTGCTAGGGGTTAGCTGCTAACCACCAGTTTGCACAGTGGGTTGCCCCAGCCTACGCTGCTAGGGCTGCTGCCGCCAGCCATAGCCTTTAACACTGGGTTTTGGTTAAGGCTGCTGGTAACGCTGCTGCCGCTATTAGCAGCAATAGCATTTACCATTGCAAGCGGCACAGCGGCTGGCACTTTAGTAGGCACTGTGGTTTTTAACCAGCCAAAGCTAGTAATAAACTTAGGCTTTGGTGCGGTATAGCCTTGTGCGCTAGGCTGCCAATACTTAGCTGGCAAGCCACCATTAACCATAACCCAAAGCATTTGCCCAAAGTGGCCTATTGCCTTGCCGTTGGCTGGCTGCATAGCACGCCAAAAGTTAGCACCGCCCATAAGCGCGTTGGCTTGCACGGCGGCTGGTGTTAGCTGCACGTTAATATTGCCAATGCCATTAGCAGTAATAAACGCCTTAATAGCAAGGCTGCAATAAACGCCTTGGCTACCCAAATTTGCGGCCGTAAAGGCTGCCGCTGCCTGTGTTGTTGTGTTACCCATTGGTAAACCCCTTTTGTAAAAAGCAAAGCACCATTGCCTTGCCCTATTGTTATGGCATAGGTGGTATATGTTTGTAAACCCCTAAAAGCACATTAATGCAAATAAAGTTATTATTGCACCAAGTATTGCCGCCACTAACATTTATGCCGCCATGCGCTAATGTAACCATGCGCGGCTAACACCAGCCCCATAACAAACATAAACACGTTTATATAATGGTGCATTGGCGGCAAGTTAAACGTGCCTAAACTAGCAAACATTAATGTAACACCAGCCACCATATTTAACGTGCAAAAAAACATATATACATAAACCATAATAAAACCCCTTTTTGTTTGTTGCGTTATGTAAATACTTAAAAGCAAAAACACGCTCAAGCAAGCGGCAATGTGCTCAAAAAATATCGCGGCCTGATCTCTAAAGAGACCGTATATGATAGATGCGATCACGTCCAGGATCGGATGGAAAGATAGATCAATCCATCCATCCATCCATCCATCGGCTACAAAAAGGTTGGTAGGGCAACCGAAGTCGCCCTACCGTTGGGGTTAACTGATATCGTGCCAATGCCAACGGTACTCGTTTTTTGGCTCGTCAAAAGTTGGCTCCTCAAGGTTGGGTTTAGCCTCAAGTTTTTGCCAGCGTGGTTGGCTACCGTCAATGTACTTAAACCAAACCTCATCTTTACCGTCGGCAGTAAAGACATCCTTACCATGGTAAAAGATCTCGCAGTCTTGGTTGCTCCAACTTGGGCAACCGTCGGCGTCAAAAAGGTCGTCGTCTTTTTCATAATTTATGTACACGTTTTGATAAAAACGCAAACCTTGTATAAGGCTTAGGATGTCAACGGCATTTACCCGTCGTACATGTATAGCTGTTGTAAAGCTATTATGGTGGTCAACTATATAAAGCATTGTACTTACCTCGTTTTGTAGCTGTTACCAAAATTAGTAACAATTAAAAGGTAGCACACAGCACATCGCTGAGTGTCCTACTTGGTCGCTGTGACGTCTTAAGATGTCCAGCTCTGATGTCTTTTGAGGTCTGTTTTGTTTGAGTATATATGATGGTGTATATACATATGAATCATTCGTCATCTTTCATCGTCCATCTATCCATGTCCATCGGGTCGTCGCTCGTCATCAATCGTCCGAGGACTCTTGCCCATCCATCACGATCCATCGGCCATTCCATTCGATCATCGTACACTGGCTCATCATCCATCAATCTCTTGCTCAGGTTACGACCATCCAAAAATAATAGCTGACTAGACGAAAGATGATGGACCAAGTTCCAAACGCATCCACCAACAGAGGTTCTTGAGGTCTGCCATGCTATTTGATGAGGACGCCATTGTGGGAACTTCTTGTCAGACTTTGTCGTAAGAACCTTTAGCTCAACCCAAAAGTCCTTGCCATTCAAGCAACCGTTGACGTCAGGTACTCCTGGACTCGCCCACGACTCCATCCTAGTCCAATGCACCCCGAGGGGCTTGGTTCCATCACGTAGGGCTTTCCAAAGTTTAGATTCAGGCTTCTTTGTCGCCATCAGGTAGAACCTCCAAGTTGTCCATTTCTATGACAGGGCTGGTTGCTTCTACCAATGCTGGATACTCTTGCTGTATCCGCTTAATTTCAGTGAGCACTTCTTCTTTACTCATTTGGTCTATTTTACCATGCAGTATTTCTTTACGATCAATGTAAAGACCTGCCGCTGAACCTCTGGCTTTTTCAGCAGATACGGCGGCGGCATAGTTTCCATTTTGCAATGCTTGGTCACGCAGTTGTGCGAGCTTTTGTACATGACTTTCAAAAGTAACCTCGTACTTATGCTGTAGCTCTTTCTTGATTTCATAAACCCTTTGCAAGACTTGTGGGTAGTTACGACCATTTAGCATATGACTCGCAATAGAGTGTGCGTTGGATTCAGCATACCCTGCCCTGAGTGCCGCTTCCGTTTGCGTAACCTCTTCTGTAGCATAAATCATTGCAAATTTTTCCTGCATGGGTGTCAGCCCTTTTTCCACCCGAGGGTTTGCAACAATGTCCAAACTATTTTTGTGAGTGACTTTTGCTTTTGCCATGAGATCATACTACTTTTCTATAATAGGAACGTAAATAGAAATCGAGTCATTACAAAAAACCAACGGCTCAAACTCGCGTAGCTGTCTAAAGTTTAGACTACAATATATGAATTAGAGGTATAATCCTTTGATATGATTGTATAGCCATATATCGTATATTTGAATATCGGATAGAGTACAATACCCCATATTTCATTTTTGATACTATATATAAAAGTAGCACAATATCAAAGAGAGCCATGATCCGTGGACCATGACCCTCTACTTGCCTTTCGTATAATTTGTGATTACTTGGCTGGGATAACAAACAACTCAACGAAAGCATTACCCCAAGTCGCTTTTTTAGCTGGCGACTGCCCACCATTAAGCGCATCCAATAAAGCATGAAACTTGCGTGCTTTAATTGAGCGGTGGCAATTATCAACATCTTGTAAAGTAACAAGCTGATTACCAGAGTTGATCAACTGCCAGACCACTTTACCACGAAGTGTAGTTTTTGGCTGACCGTCAGTATCGTACAAAGTACGCTTGGCCTCGTACGGTAATGGCTGGTCGGTCTTTGGGTCAACCGTTGCCACTAGGCGAACACCGACATTGTTTGGGTTGCCGCCAGCGTGCTCCTGAACAAATGAATCAATGTGGTCGGCAGTGATGCCAAACTTTTGTTGATCCTCAGGCAACTCATTGATGCCACGAAAAACGACTTCTGCCACTTGGGACTTTTTAGCTACAGCTGATTTAGCCATAATGATGCTCCTTTCTACGAGCAATACCGCGACTACATTGCCGCTTTGGTAAGTATAGAGTACCGCAGTTGATAAACGATGTAAATACTTATTTACTCATTTAGAGAAAAAGAATTACCAGTAAAACAGGTATCATATCCCAGAGTAATTCCATGATTACCACCAACAGTGATACACGACTTGTGTACCTTCTGCCATTGCTTGCCGAGCGGCTATTACAAACTGATGATCATAATTTTCATATTGTTCTACCGATTCTTTTTGGAATTGGTCACCGTAGAAAAAACCATTATTGCTAATATTTTCGGCGTACCCTCTAAACACAGCCTTTTCAAGCTCATCTATATCAGCTTCGGTAAGTACCATATCCTCACAATTTAACTCAACGGCTGGTCTGCCAGTTTTTTTAACCCACAGTTTTTCCATAAATTTTTGAAGCCGAGCATGTTTACGCCAGTAAAATTCTTGGTCGGCCATTTTTACTTCAAATTCTTTACCAGTATCTGTATCGGTGCGCTTTTCGGTTTTAACGCCAATCATACCATATTGATCAAGTCCCATTGTACCCTCCAGTTAAGATTGAGCAGTTACACTGCCTATAATTATATAATAAAGCGTGATGCCACATGAAGTAGTATTAAATACTCCATGTGACTATTTTGTTTAACCAAGTATCCACAGAACTATGAGCAGTGTTATTGCTCCTAAAATGCCAAACAGTATCATGTTTCCCTCAATACACGTTGTTGGCGAAACCATTGGTGAGTAGCCCCACCCTCTTGTGGATAACGGTGCTCAATGTAAAGCCAGTCATCTGTTACAACTTGCAGATAAATGTAATACTCAAGCCCACGCTCTACTTCACAAGTACCTGTGGGGTCTTCACAAAGATGCCCTATTTGTTGCTCTAACAAACAATTTTCATATTGCACAATTTCCTCAGGGGATAATGTGGCGCAATCAGTATACCATACCTGATGGGTACTATCATCACTGATTACATTTTGCCAAGTATTGTTAGACATTACTGCCCTCCATTAGTTGATGTAGCCACCATTGGCTACCATTATATAATAAAGTGTGATGGGCAAAGAGGTTGGTCATAATACTCATCGCGAGTAAAAAGACGGTCGCCGTAGCGACCGCCAGTCTTCCAAGGGAGGAGATTTATCATTACTCATCTTTTTGTATCGCGCAAGCATCAATCATTGAGTGTGCGATATTTTTTGCACGAAGGGCAGTATGCTCATCAATGAACTCTTCAATCTCATCAGGATCCATCAATCCGCTACTATTGAGTCGCTCTGCACATTGTCGTGCATTAATCTGTCCATCCACAAAATCACTCTGAGCATCTTCCATAATACCCATCGCCCATGCTTTGACTTTACCCATCTTTCCTATACTCCTCCATCCATGTGTTTACAACTTCTGTAGCTGCATGTCTTGTTAAACCAAACTCTTCCATGATGTATGCGGTAGCCCCGAACATATTGGTTTCGCCACTATCCCGCAAATCATCAAGGAATTGTTTGTACGAATTACTCAATCCACCAGAGCTACCCATTAGTATTCACTCGGTAGCATAAGTACGCCATCCTGTAAGTAGAACTTGAAACCAGAGTTAGTGGGCAGATCAGTATACTCAATAGTGCGAGTATGCAGGGTTATCGGACCACCGCCTTTATCACCATCTGTACCTACAATCACTGCACTATTATCATCATTAACAGTTACTTCAATGAAGATAATATAATCTTCTTCACTGAGCAGTGGCAGGAACTCAGTAGCTATAATATCCATAAGCCAGTAAGCACCCATCTTTTCAGCAAAGGATTTAGTACCATCCGTGAGCCGTAGTTCAGGCGTCATAGGTAATTGGTGGGAATAATGATTTAGGCTACCAGTAAAGGCAGTAAAATCAAAGATCAAGTCTTTTGCATTATTCATTCTATGCTCCTTTCTATAAGCATTTATACCATACTTTAACTATAAAGCCTGAGGTATTGAAAACAACTAATAAATACTCAAAGTAATCGGTTAGGTGTTCCATGGATTTGCAGCCAATGATTTAAGGTAACATCTGCTTTTGCTCGCCACATCCCGTATAATCAATCAATGAGGGACAGAATGTTTAGAGATCCATGGCCTTGTATTCCACGATGCTAGACTCCTCTAAAACATCGCTAGGACGTCGTCAAACCTAATACACGTCGCCCAGAAAGGTGTGTCGTTACCCCCTCTGTCTCGGAACAGGATTATTATCATCCTGCCCATACCTATAATTCAAACCCCAAAACTCCGATGCTTCCTCATCACAGTGCATAATACGCAACTCTTGCCTATCAATAATCCAAACTTCATTATCGGGGCGAAAGCATATCCTAGCATGTAGGTTATCACTTATATCAAACGCACTACACTCAGCAGTAGTCGGGCTTGCCCAGTCAAATGAAACAATTAGTTCCAGAAGCTCTGGATCCTTTTCCAAATTCTTTTTATCCATCGGTCCCTCCTTGGTGTTGCAGATAAAATATGTAACCCAATCAATGAGTTACCCCCAGTCTTTACGGTCTTCTTCTGTATCATAACCATTACGATACTCCTTTATTTGTTCAGGAGTCATATTTTCTATCTTTACTTCACGAAAACACAGCTCCATCTTGCCAGCGATAGACTCATATGTCCATACATGATAATGCGGTCGGTACACCCGACCGTAGTAGCGATCAACACTACCACGATCGGCTGGTGTACCATGATTACCCCACATTACTCTCAAGCTCCCTATCAATACGAGCTTGGGCAATACGCTCAGCACATAACATAGCTTCTTTATGCACTTGAGGATGCCGTGCTTCAACATAACCAACATATGCGAGTAGCTCACCGTATATTTGGCTCAAGTCACCAATAGCATGAGCAGCATCAAGTATACCGTGATGCACCTTGGTAAACTCTTCAAGGTTTTCAATCAAGTCTTTATTTGCAGTCATGGCTTGCTCCTTTCTTTAACAATATGCCATAATTAACTTTATGTATTTACAGCCTCATGTGCAAGCCGTAATTTATCACGCCGATAAATATTGTATATCATCTGTCGGCTTACACCATAATCATTAGCGATACTTTGGTATGACTCACCAGCCTCCCGTCTATTGCGAATATCAATACGACGAGCAGTAATCCAATCAGCATCTTGGCGTGTATGTCTACCATCGGGTAGATCTAGGTTATACTGCATCTTCCATCGGAGAACGGTCGGTGGTGCAATATCAAAATGATCGCGGAACTCTTTATGGCTACCGACAGTAGCTGCTACTTCACGCAATGTTTCTACATCAATCGGAGTTCTAGCCATTTTGCTTCTCCCAAAACTCATCCGGCCTATCATACGGATGTTTAGGTGTACTAGAATCACCCGAGCGTAATTTATAGTGACGAGTGGTATTCTCTTTAGGTGTTGCGTGGAATGATTTCATATACCGATGTAACTCATCTAGTGATGGAAACATAAGTGGGTCTTTAACCATAGGTCCATCCAGTAACCAGATTTTACAACCTGTATCAGTAACATCATTAGCTTGGTAGACTTCCCATACAGGTTTCATGCTGCCCTCCTTGCTACAAGTGCATTATGAGAACGGATGCCCTGTTGTGTTATATGGTAATAGTAAGGGCGACCAGAAGTGCCAATGCGTTGTAAATCACCACGAGTACAAAGTGTTGACAGTATTTTAGATGGGTCGCACTCATTGGCTAGATGGTCAAAATCATCTTTACACATTGTTGCTCTTGTCTGTGCAAACTGCTCAAGTATCTTAGAAGTGTAACTTTCTTTTGTACGCATTGAGCTTTGTGCAGCAGTAACTTTTTTCTTACGACGTATAGGCACGGCTGGCGACATTGGTTTAAGGTCAGCGAGCATTGGCATTTGTTTAATAAGCCAACGGATCTGACCACCAATAGTACGGCACTCATGGTCAGCTACTCGCTTGAGTATTTCATAGGTCTCAATATCGAGAGCTACGGATTTATGGTTATTGGTGTCCATTTCTTTCTCCTATGCACACAGGTCTAACATAAAGTCAGGGATAGGTCTATTAGTCCACTTACAAAATTTTGACTTTTCCCCACGGTAGTAATCACGGTACGCAACCATAACATCATGGTGTTTATACTCATCTGGCATAGCTTGTGGAAATTTAGTAAACCCACGAGCAGTAAGAGCAGGAGGCGCACATCGCACCGCATACAATACTGATTCGGACTTATGTACATTGCCGTATCGGTAAGTGTATTCTTTGAATAGGTGATAACCCACACTCCAAGCTAAACGGTAATTATCTACAGTTTGGCCTACCCATAGAGTGCAGGGGTGTTTTTCATGTACAGATAGATAAGGTGCTTCATTGCCATGTTGCCAATGAGTAGTGCAAAGCATCTGCACCATCTCAAGTGGCATTTTGACAACATGCTTATCACAGTGCATTTGAGCGCACTGCTGAGGATCCATAGATAACCAGAATATATTCATGGCAGTCTGTGCTCCGCAATAGGTAAGCTGACTGTGAGTAAGCGGTTGGGTGGCTGACATATAGCATACATGAGTACCCTACGCTGTGGCTCCTCAGCTTTTAGTTTGCGTATTGCCATAGTGCAATCCTGTAAATCATCATAACGCCATGTGCTGTATTTGGCACAGCCATGGAACTCTGTAATTGTGTAATAAACTACATGGTCAAACATATAGTCTTCATATTGTTGCCAATCCATAAGCAAACCTTTCTGCGTTTACTTAATTATAGTAGCATACCTATTTACGGATTTGTACTTCAAGGTAATAAAAAAGTTATCTTTTTTATCAAACGCTTAAATTATAATGGATTAGCACTTTATTCACTGGTTCAAAATCAGCTAAATCAGAAAACTTTTTATAGAGATAGTTGATGCCTGTGTGCATTATCACTTTCATCTGGTCACTTTGATTTGAATGGCGATGGGAATAGAGTACGAGTTCAAGCATATCTGCCATTTTCAATCTATTCTTTTCTTCTGGAGTGAGAACAAATATCAATCCAAGGTCATCCATCACTTTCTTTTCAGCATCTTCAAATGCTTTATGTACCTCAGGAAAAGACCATTTAGCTGTGGCTGGTATATCACCAAGAATGAGTTCAGGTACATCATGGTACAATGAAGCCATAATCAATTGTTTTGTACTATCAGGCCAAAGCTGGTCAATCAATATACTTACTGCGTATGAATGTGCTCCCACTGTCTGTCTCTCTGCTTGCATGGCAACTGTGTGGAAGCGCAATAAGAACTGAGCATCCCACGCTGTTGTCAAAGTTTTAATGTTCGGTATTGTCTTGCATTGGCGTTGCGCCATCGCTTACCCCTCTTAACCACGGCTTATCACTAAATGTTTTCTTTGCTTCGCCCCAACTCGGACCAAACTCAGCATCTACCACACTTGGTATTTGCATATCAACACATGTCTGCATTATTTCTTTTATTTTCAATCCATTATCCGGATCACCAACTGATATATCTAATTCATCATGCACTTGTATGAGGGGTACTATCCCTTCTTTATGCAAAGCTACCATCGCAGCTTTTGTCTGATCGGCAGCACTGCCCTGTATCAATCGGTTAAGTGCTTTATAAGTGAAGGCACGTTTGATAGCTGGACCATGCTCTGCATATGCATCCTCATATTTCTGTGGTTTATACAATCCATACGCATTTGGTTCCCACTTATCAAACCTACATTTGCGACCAAGCAGGGTACGGATAACACCTTTATTAGAAGCACGGTTGACTACATAATCAGCAAGCTGTTGAACAAAGGGGACTTTACCGTGGTACTCAGCAAATAAATCTTTAGCATCTTCAAACTCTAAACCAAGCTGCTCTGCCAGTTTATTCTTACCCATCCCATAAAACAGACCAAGGTTTATATCTTTAGCTTGTTTGCGTGGCACTCCTACAATATCGGCAGCCATCTGGTGAAAGTCTGTATTAGCATCTACATTGTATTGGTCGGCAAACTCTTGTGCGCCTGTCAATTTAAGTAGACTTGCATAATGAACAACGAGCCGTGGTTCTTGGCTACTGTAATCAAAAGCCCCCCACAGTTCACCTTCTTCTGGTAAAAACAATCCGCGTATCATCGGACCAATCTCAGCATTCCTTGCTGGCACTTGCTGTAGATTAGGATTGCTATAACTAAAACGACCTGTAACCGTCCCACCATCATCACTGCGAAGGCTGTGTGCTTCCGCATGAATGCGACCATTATGTTGGTGCTTTATAATAGTATCGATAAAAGTAGTTCTAGCTTTATTCAGCTCACGAGCTCGAACCACAGCCTGAGGTAATGAATGGGCATGGTTAGCTAGAAAATTTTTAGTAAAGCTAGGCTGTCCTGATTTGGGCGTTTTAGGGTAAGTCAACCCATTTGCATCAAATGCTTTAGCAATACTAGCTGCTGCCCATATATCAATATTACTGCCACCAGCTTCTTGTAATACTTTTTCTTCTTCAGCTTGCAGATACTGTTTTAACTCTTCAGCTTTACCAAGGTCTACACGCACACCTTTTTTACGCATGTCAAATACAACTTTGAGGACATTTAACTCAAGGTCAAATATATCTCCTACATCTTCTTTCTGTATGAGACCCTTAAAGAACTGCCATAGCTTCAGGGTAAGTGCCGCATCCTGTTCTGCATATGCTCCAACAAAATGAGCTGGGAGTTTATACATCTCACTCTTAGCATTTACACCAAAAGAGTTAGCTGCTTCATATAAATCCCTTTCACTCTTACGTTCATTAAGGTAATCGCGACCAAGAGCATTTAAGGCATAACTAAATCTGTTTTCATCAAGTAATGCGGCAACAACCATTGTATCAACAATACGACCTTTTACTTCTATACCTTCTGCCCATAACCATCCGAGGTCATACATAGCATTATGCATAATGTAATCGCGCTCAATAGAGCATACATCAGCCAGCCAGCGGAGGGTTTGCTTTGCATCTAAATTACTGCCATTTTCATGCCTGATTGGGAAATACCAAGAAGCACCATCTACAGCTACAGCGACGCCAATTACATAACCATCATTGCGAGGCCAGCCACTACCCCGAGAAGTAAGGTTAGGGTCACAAGTTTCTAAATCAATAGATACTTCCCTAGCCTCTGCTAAGTTGGGATAGCCATCAGGCATAACCCACTCAGTCGGAGGTGTGAATAGAGGAAACTGCATCGTTTACTTTTACCTTCATAGGTTGGTTACATTTAGAGCAGTGAGGCCATTTGTTTTTGAGTTTGCGAAAAGTCATTACCCTCTTTTCCCTACCACACTCACACTCGGCTAATACTTCTCTATCCAGCTTTTCGTTTACCATTACCTCGCATTCGCACTTCTGCTTCTACAAGAAATAAATACCGACGTAAGTCACGGATATCATCAAGGATACCTTCCTCACGCATATCATCAAAGGCAGCTTTAAATACATCATAATTATATTCTGTAACTTGTTTTTCAAGCCTATCCCATTTACGAGCCAGCATCATAAAAGCACCAACACCGCCACGCTGCTTCCAGCTATCACCGTAAGACTGCTCTGAATTATGTAACCCTTCTACATCTTGATTAGCTAACCCAACGATATTATTAACAATAGGGCTATAATCATCAGGGGTAATATCACCGTTTTTTGCCATATTTGTATACTCCTCCCAATCTAATTCCTGCATACGCCTTTTCATGTATTGTTCGTGGCTTTCTCTTGCCATTTATCTCTCCTACGTTCTAACCATTCCCAAGTAGCTAAATGCCAATCATCGGGTTTTATATCTGCACAATGGTCAAAAGCTAAAGCTAATTCTTTAGCTTTCCATGCTTGCCATACTCGGTGCATAGGTTGTGCCAAATCGGAGAAACAGGAATTTATATATGGTCTTGGCCTTTCAGTATCTTCCATAAACCATTCTAACTCTTCATCAAATGATTCTATATTATTTACAAGAGCATCTGGCCTAATCATACGCACATTGTATGATTCATAATCAGGGTTCATACCCTCTAGCTTTTTTAATACTTCAGTATAAGCATGAAGGTTATTACTAAACTGTGTATAGATACCAACACTCGCGCCAATGCGAGAGGCTATATACTCTTGAAGAATGGACATATGGACAGCATTAGCTCCCAATGCACCCCAGATCATATCATTACTACGGTTACATACTGTCATATCCAATATATTATCACGCACATTAAAATAGATATGAGTATTACAGGGATGGTCTTTACAGCTATTACTCATCCGTAAATCACCCTCAGCATCCCACATTGCTAGAACTGCTCGTCTATCATTTGTATGTGTCATCAACCTGTGGATGATTACATCAATCTGATCACGATGAAAGTAATTACGCCAACGGTATCCGTATGCTCCCTGTAATATTTTACCATCATCACTATACTCACCCATCCGTGCATTATAGCGTTGTATCCACTCTAAATCATTACGCCCTGCTAACATCCACAGGCTTTCCATAAAGTGAAATATTGGGTTTGCATCACGTTCGGGGTAAAACAGTACACGCTCGCGTGGGTTATTGTAGACAATAGCACATGGTTCACGGAACTCAATTGCTTTACCATTACGAGTTTCTACTTCTACACCATTAGCTTCTAATGCTTGCTTCACAACAAACAATGCTTCGCTTACATTTCCTACGGTGAAAGTATGCACCCCTCGCATGGGTGCTTTGCCATATAATGCCATATTTAACCGCCTTTCTATGGGGTTTTAAAGCTGCTACAGCAGCCTGATTTAATTTGCCCTACCCTATTACTAAAAGCAACCCTCTAGCTTTCTGAGTAGCCTGTAATAAAGTCAAAATGTTTCTTAACTCTCTTAGTATAAGTGCCTCCTCTTAACGCCTCCTTGATTGCAAGCGTTGTTTCCTCAGTAGGCTCGGGTAATGCCTTGCGTCCCATGCGGTCAGGTAACAATCCATTACGCAGAGTGGTATTGTCACAACCGTTACAAGGACCGAAATCACGTTGCCCATGATACAATTTTGTTCTCGCTGCATGAAATGCTTCCCCCTGCCATACTTCTTCCATTGGTACATCAACTACATTGCCACATTTGTACCATCCAGGCCAATCGTTACAGCAAACAGCGACATTACCATCCCAACGTATAGACATTTCACGGAAAGGTTTAGCGCAGCGTTTACCATCTTGTTCATGGTTTAGATGGAAAGCGTTACCAGCGTGGTTACTGACTTGGGCATGGGTTCCGCTTGTAGCGAGCGTAAGATCCATTCCAACAACGATAATATGTTCTGTAACTTTTCGTCGTTGGTGAGGGTTTGCGTTGCGCTCTGCAGGGTATTCGTATACAGGGTATGGACCATTATATCTCTCCTTTATTTTATCTACTATTTTGATACGATCATAATTATCAAGAAACAAAACATTAAGTCCTGCTTCCATCAGTTGGTTGACACTTTTTTGAGTGTCGCGTAAAAGACCACCGCCATTGCTTGTCATCATAAGAGAAGTTTTTGGCAACTCCTGACGGAATAGTCTAATCATGTCTATGAAGAAAGGGTGCATAGTCGGCTCACCGTGCATGGCAAACTCTAGCCGTGGGTTCCATCCTGCTTCTTTTATACGGTCACAGATAGACCTTGCTCTTTCTATTGTTAAATATCTGTAAGGGGCAGATGCTTTACCATGTATATTTTCTGGACCATCTGCTTCATTTTCACGTATAGATTGTATGCCGCAAAAAGAACAAGCAAGGTTACACCCCTCTGTTAATTCAATCTGAATAGAGTTGGGTGGGTCTTGGTGATAGTTAGATTGCACCGCCATCTTTAGCTGCCTTTCTCCATTGAACACGAACATCCCAACGTGTTTTCATACCCTCCCATCCTGTTTTAGTTTCTTTCTGCACTGCTTTTACATACAGTGGAAACTCTTCAGCTAATGCCCTACTTGCCTTTTCTTGTAACTCTGCATTACGGTATGAACTACAACCACCAGCCGCACCAGAAGCACCACGTTGATCCCATGTCCAATCTACAATTACAGCATTACGATGCCCTGATTGAAACAGTTTAAGGGTAACATAATAATCCTCCATTAAGTCCATAGTATCGTATCTTATGCCTAGCCCATGAATAATTTCAGGACGTATAGCATGAACAGCATTTTGTCGCATACCGTACTTAATTGTATCAGGAAAATGTTTATCGTTCATTTGTCGTGGGCTAAGACCAACATGGGTATGGTTCATTAACAACCACTCCATACGCTCCCATAATTCGTGCATTTCTTCTTGGTTTGTTTTTCTTAGATTTGGAATATCCCCAGATATACGCCTCCCAAATATAAGATCATCATCCAAAACAATAATTTTATCATGCCCTGCCTCCATAGCGTGTTCTAATATGAACTGCCGTACATTATTGATTCCTTTAATTTCACCGCGATTTATACAATCACGCCCCTGTTTGGTATGCCAATTTATTTCTTCTTGTGGGCAAACAAGAGCAGCATACTCTCGGGCTTCCGGACCAATACTATCCCAAGTAATTTGGTTATTCATCCTACCCCTTGTTGGTATATATATTGGTATCATATCTCATCCTCATCAAATCTTACTTGGCCTGTCATAATAGCTTCTTCTAGCTCTTCATCTGTAAGGGTGCGTACATCTTCTAACTGATTCCATACTTTAGGGTTTTTCACTTTTGGTTTTAATTTTCTTTTCTTTGGTTTTACCAATTTCAGTTTGGGTGGCTCTTTGCTCTTGGGTGGCTCTAATACTTCCAATGTCCGATAGCTGTACTTGCATTTCTGACAAATCCTCTTCCTCCGTATCGTGCTTTCGTAGGATCGACTGTCTACGACGGAAGATCTGCCATTGCATTTTGGACACAACATATTTACGCCACCTCCCCATTAACAGCCTCCAGCATTGAACCTTGTAATCCATTATACTTACTACGAGGAGTGCCTTGACCAAGACGTACACGCTCATACTTATCCCACTCGCAAAGGCTGTGTTCAATACAACGCATATCCACAGCCAGAGTCGGGATGTGATTGCCAAGATAACGGTGCGAATCTTCGAGTAAATCGTGCATCTCCCTATTGCTTTGATAAGCACCTAACGCTTTTGTAAGAGGTCTATCATGGATTCTATTGAGGCCTCGTTTTGCTCCTGGACCTGCATTTGCCCAACTAAAACGGTCTTTTGCCTTGTCCAATACAGGTGTGTAGTTGAGGTCGGTAACCACCTCGTATGACATAAAACCTCCTCCTCCCCACCCTTTATACTTAGCCATCGCTTCATGTACCGCTTGGAGCGACTGCGTTTCGGTGGCAATCTGCGCCAACGCTTCTTTGTTCTCCCATATTGGCGAAAGGAAATAGTCAACTACTACCTCTGATTTTGGTAACTTGAGTCCTTGGTTAGTGATTATATAAGCACCAGTAAATGTCCGTAAACCCTGCTCAAGCCGAGCCTTTATCAAGTCTTTAGTAAAAGTAGGGTTAAAATCGTGCGACCAACCATGTGCATCAGCAAACTCACTAGTCCCAACCATACGAAACATACAGCAATTAAATATAATTTCACCATGTGGACGGTTACTATTTGGCTTAGTAAAATTCTGTCTCATCCACACAGTAACCCTATCATTCTCACGGAAAGGATTAGTAAACTTATAATCGCGTAATATAGGGTCATCAGTCCAAGGGGCTGGTTGCCCCTTGGCTCGTTTTTGGTAAATAGCGTGACGCTCGTTTATCCAGTAGCAGAACCTTTCTATGTTCTCCATAATCTATTCTCCTAACTGGATACAGCCTTTTTCGATAGCAAGGCGAATATCAACACTATTGCCTCCTGGACTCAATGCTTTCATAGCGGCAAGTGCTTCACCCACTGTGTTTGATTTTACAAGGGCTTCAAAATTATGCCACCGATTACTACCCTCGCGGTAAGGGTTTTGGTACACACCTGAAGCACCAGCGATCACAAGTATCTTTGCATTTATGTTATACTTGGATTTAGCTACACGCTTTGGTTTATCGGTTACAACAGCCTCAATGCCTTGTGGCTCAGGCGTGATATCTACTACTTCAGCAGTCATTTGTTTCTCCTTTGAAACAGGTTTATATTTTTTAGCTCGCTCATGTACAAACTCAGCAAAGTTTTTATGGAAGCTGGGATAGTTAGGCAGGGAACACTCACCCTGAGTAGCAGCAACCACACTCCGTAACTCTTCTTCACTATATGTATCCTGTAATTGTTGTACTTCTGAGAATACAATACTGTGTTCGTTTAACTCTTTACACCCTTTTAGTTCGCGTAAAGATTTGAAAACAAAGTAAGAATACGCATCGTTACGGTTACTGGTATTATCATTTTCTAACACCGCATATGTTTTGATAGCTGCCATAACTGCCTCCTTTCTATGGGGCTAATATATAAACTCTAACTACATATAGGGAATCAAGCAAGCCCTAATTACTCCAATGCCCTACTAAAAGTTATCTCCTAGCAGGGCATCGGGCGAGTGGTGAGCTTCTGCTCACCACCACATTTTAAGCAGCATACTCAAGTGCTTTAGTCATAGCTTTACGCTTAGTGCTTGCAGCTGAACCAAACCATGCAGAGTTAAGTGCATGGTCACGAGTCTTGGCTCGCTTTTGGTGATCCATAACATAAGTAACACCATTCAGTGCTCCCCACCAAGTACCCTTGGCAGACTTTAGGTCATGTCCTGGAGATGTTTCAATAGCCTCCAGTATAGACTGGGAGGTTTTAGTAAACTCCTCATGCAGAGGTGGTAAGTCAGCTTCCTTAGACTTAGCACGTTCAATAAGCAGTTTAGGTTGGAACAACTCGGCAATGTAGTTATCGATCTGCTCTTTGGTAGCTCGCTTACTGGCAAGGAACTCTGACTGTTCTTGGAACTTAGTCATTTGCTCACCACTAATACCGAGTGCAGTTTCAGCCGCTTGCATAATTTCCTCATCAAACATTTGTAAATGCAATACACGAAACTTACCAGTCATACCCTCTTGGTTAAGAGCTAGGGTAATCGTATTGTTACATACAACACGGATAGGTGTGAACATTACAGTCATAGCTGTGCCGACCTTATGGCTATTTGCCATAAGCAAGTAACCTTCAATATCATCACCGCCAGCCAGCTTGAAGCCTTTCTTAATTTTAGCCAAGCCCCAAACACGCTCACCATCACTTAGGCTACCAGCCGTATCCATCTCCATATGCCCTGCTTCAGTAAACTTTTTAAAGAAGGACATTGTTTCGTGGTTTTGGAAAGGTACAAACCCTTCACCACAGTGGGATAGTACACGGTTATCTGTATCACGAACAACCACATAATGTTCGTTAGCGCGAAGCATAGCTGCTTCACCGCGTGGGTCATTAAGATCCCATGTATTAGGTTTATCCGCATAATAGATAGGACGTTTACTTACTGTCCAATCAAGCCCTGCGGCTTTGAGCATCTCTTCGGGTGTAAGGTTATGCTCAACTTTTTCACCAAGCCCATGCCAAGGAACCTGTCCTGCATAAGCCATTGTTTCTACCATATGTGCCATAATATATCTCCTTTCTATAAGATGTTAAGCACTGGTGTCAACCGTAGGCAACACATCAAAGTCGGACAAAGCAATGTCCAACCAGCAAGTATTACCCTCGGAACTGGTTGCTATGTGGCAACGCATCTCCACATCATTATGTAGCAGTGTTTCAATAATCGGAAACTTTAGGCCATCTGATAAACGCTTTACAAACTTAGGCTCAACTGTACGGTTAGCCTTGCGTTGAATAGCGCGGTCATTTAGCCGTGCGAACTGCTCTTTGGTTAAGTATTTTACTTCTGACATATAATAAGCCCCTTCTATGGCTGTTTAGGTTATGCCCATATTAAATAAGTGTACGCTTTGGAGCGCAACCATAAACCACTCCACATGACAATTATGCTGGGATTTGATAGCCACGGCTGTACATTGGATGTACCAGATGTAGATGTTGTAAAGCGCGAGTAAGCCCCACATAAAAAACGCGAGCCTCATCCAAATGTTCGTTCTCAAACTTTCGCCACATAGAATAGGAACGACGCATAGTATCAGTGAGAAGCATAACGTGATCAGCTTGCGCTCCTTTTGCAGAATGAATCGTAGAGATTCGGATACGAGGCTCCTCCGTTAATGACTCACCTTTACGGAGGCAAGCCATAATATACCTTTTATCATTTTCTGATATTTTACCTAATCCTTCATCCCAAGGTAAGGTATGCAATAAACCATGGAAATCTAACAGGTCTTGCATAGTATAACGCTGGTCAGATTGTCCTTTACTAAAAGTCTTATGACCATACTCAACTTGGCTACCTAATAACATCTGGCTGTATATTATACGCACCTGTTCAGCATTGAGTGAAGAGCCATTCCTCATATTTTCCCATAAACGCACAGCCTCTAAAACTTTACCATCAATAGATTTACTGCCATTATAGATATATAGGTGACCTCTACGACGCACTTCTTCTTCTATTTGTTTTGCGCCTCTGGTTGTACGGCTTAATAGAAGCCACTCACCACTGCTCATATCTACTTCTTCGGAGTGCCTATGCCAGTTAATATAACCATCCTCATCCCTTGGGTTGAACTCTTTGGGTCTGCGGTCAACCACTCGTTGAATAACTTTTTGACTAAGTGTATGGTGGCTGGCGGGAATCCTGTAACTTTGATCCAGAACAGTAACAGAACCTTGCAGCCCTATGAAGTAATCTACATCTGCACCAGCATAACGGAATATGGCTTGGTCATCATCGCCAGCTACAAACATCTCTTTGGAGTTAGCCTGTAATAGATGAACCATACTCCACTGTAATGGTGATAGATCTTGTGCCTCATCAATAAACACAACCTCTAGTTTTGGTGCTAACTCTCTATAACAAAACTGCTCAAGCATATCCGTATAATCAAAAAGCTGGTATCTATCTTTCCAAGCTCGTAACCCTCTATCTACATAATCCACCCTTGCCCAATCTGTTTTAAGTGGAACGGTAGATTCATTGTAGGCTTTGCGTAGAGGTTGTTGTAGGATCCTAGATATATTAATGATCTCTAAAAACTTATCACCATAACCAAAATCTTTGTATGGACCTTGGTCAGTAAGCCCTGAGTTAAAAAACCCACCTATCTTTAACCACTCACCAATCTCAGGGAATTTATCAGCAGTCATAATCTGGTTATGATTTATACCCATCTGCATAAATGCCAAGCTATGTAGAGTCCGGAAAAAAGGTAAGTCACGCCTATGTAATTTAAACTTTTCACAAGCACGATCAATAGCCTCACTTGCTGCACGACGAGTAAAACCAAAGTAACCTATGCGATCTGGTGGGACACCCTTTTGTAAGTACTCTTCGACCTTATTCAGTAAGTAGGTTGTTTTCCCTGTTCCTGGAGGTCCGAGTATTATATTCATCAGAGTATTTCTTCTTGCTCTGGTAAGTCAGGTAAAGCTAATGGCTCTTGACTATCTGCAAAGTAATCCTGTGGTAATGACCACACATGAATACCTTTATTTTTCACACGCCAAAACATTTTTTCTGCTTCCAACCCTTGCAATCTTAGAGTTATTTTATTTGAAGAGTAATGGTTAAAGTCGTTTACTGTTAAATGCTTTTTAATATCTTTAACTTGAAAAAATACTTTCCCATCAAGCCAAACAGCAACACCTTGTAACACATCTTCACGCTCTGTACCTTTAGCTCTATCAATACAGAACTGTGAAAGTAAATCTTCAAACTCCCCTTTTATTGTAGCGTCAGGTGGTACTTCCACAATAGTTAAGTTGTCTAATAATAACTGTATTCGTGTCTGCCATGCTCTTTGGCTAACAGCAATCGGCAGCTTATTTATCTGAGATACACAATCTTTTTGAAACCTTGTTTGACTAATCAAACCATCAGTGCTAAGTTCAACACGCAAACCATCAACATCTAATATCCATATGGGTGGGTCACCATCGATCTTTGTTAAACTTGACATCTGGTTTTGTACACCAGCTGGACCAACACCAAATTTACGAGTAACGCATATATCTTTATTACAAAAAGGCTTAATGGGTTGATCATCACATTTATAATAATAATCTTTACGTTGTAATTGTTTGATTACCGCACCTACCTCAGTATGACTGAGTGGTGGCTGTAAGTAATCCACATTATATCTTTGTACTAATGCTTCCCAATTATCAGAGTCAAACATCCTCGCGTACACACCAAGGTTAAAGAGAGCATTGTTGCGTGAGCCTTCGCCAAACCCCTGTTGGCAAAGTTCGTTCAAGCAGGGTGGACCATCCTTTAACTTAGGTTCTGGTTCTGATATACGGTACTTTTCAAAATCCTCTGGTATAATTAAATACTTAGAGGCTTTAGTTACAAAATCTTTGGGCGACATAAGTTCACCCTTAAAATCGTATACAGACCTAGTGCTTAAATCACCTTTGAAATACGGCATATTCAAACCATTACCAGTATCCCCACGGTCTACTAGAATAGTTGTTTGTTTAGGGAATATTTCGCCCTCAGCATGTCCTAATGATGCAGCTAACTCAGTAAGTTTAGATTGCACAAACTCAGCTTGTAGCGCATCTTTGAAGAAAAAATAAATATGAGCACCACCGCTTTTACTACGACCTACCCACCCTATAATCTTAGCTTCTTTTAATTTATTTACTAATGATTTATGGTCAACACTGTAATTATCAATATCAATAGCACCCCATTTACACAGACTATCATCCCGTATGGGTATAATGCCAAGACCTTGTTTACCATCAAGATGCTGTTGCCAGAGTTCTTCTGTGGGTGGTTCTTTTATAATTTTATATACGCCTAGACGTTTACCATCACCACGTTGTTCATCAGGATTAAACACCCCATGAGCGCGTTTATTACCATCAAAAAGTTTTAAGAACTGTTCAGCTAATGTCATTGCTTTCTCCAATGAAAAGGTGGGAGAGTAGTGTTAGTTGATACCTAGACACTACCCTCCCGAGCAACCTAGAGGCGATCAACCCCCTCGGTTGTACTTAAAAAGGCACATCATCATCAGTTGCTATACCTTTATCCTCAGGTGCAGGAGGGGCTGTTTCTTTAACCTCTACTTCACCAGCTTTTACTGATTTAGCAAAAGCTACAGCCATCTCAAACACATTAGCTTCTTCAGCATCGCCAAGGCTTATCGGACCGATTTTACTAATTTCCCAACCGAACCAATTACCTTTATCATTGCTTTCAGCAACAGTAGATAGCTGGTATTTATGGGACATCATAGGCAAAGTGTACGGACCATTTTTACCCTGTGCCGTAAGAGCTTGCATTTGTGTAACCCATTTACGAGCCTTCTTTAGCTGTGTGCTAGACATGGTAATCAGGCAACGCTGTGGACCATCATCATCAAGCAGGATTACAAAGAACTGTGCAGTATTAGTGAGTATATTACCATTTGGCAGAATATCTTCACCACGCTCATTCTTTGTTGTAGTGTTAGTAATAGGGTCATCTGGGTGGTATGAACCAAAGTAACCACCACCTTTTTCCCTAGGAGCCCACTCTACAAACCTACGATTGTAATAGCATGGCACTACAGTCACACCCTTCTCACCATCGTATGCTTTATTAGCTACTGTATTAAACATCATACCAGCTTCAGCACCCTCAACATAAGCACCATCGCGCTTATTCACTTGTGGACTAAGTTGTGCTAATATCCGTAAAAACGGTACAGCCATATCTTGGGAAGTGGTTTCTTCAAAACCCAACCCACCTAAATCTTCAAACTGTGCTACTGCTACAGCAGAAGACTCTTTCTTTGCTACTTCTGTTGCCATATCTACCTCCGTATTTTGGCTCGCTGCCCCACAAATATTCCCAACAGGTCATACGGCAAATTCTCACCTTTTTCTACCTGTTCCTTCACAAACGACTTGAGAGTCATGGGTTCAACCCAAGTCTTAGTTTGTGTTTGCAAACCGCGCTGTTCAAGCTCGGCAAGCAAATCTTTAGCAGAGTTATCCTCACCACGGCCAAAAGCCGCTGTAACGTGGTTCTTAATTAGCGAACCATGCCCTGCTGTAGTAAGCCATTGAAAGGCTTCATCCTGACGGTCTTTAGCAATGCTTGCACTATAATAAGGTGCAACAGTAATCTCACTGCCATCATCCATCTTGAGTTCAGTAACACCATACTCTTGCAAAGCTGCTGGCAATAAATCTTCTGCCACTTTACGATGCTCGCGTTTAGCGTCCTTTAACTCTAACTCTAGATCAGCAATGCGCTTTTCTAACGCAATTTGTTGTTTGCATAGGTTACTCACAGTGCTGATACCTGATTGATTTATGCTGGTTAGGTCTCCAGCTACACTTTCAAAGTCCATTATATAGACTCCTTCCTATGATACAGATCCACTTCCAAAGGATAGTAGCGTTCCTCTAGCCTGTCCCACTTCAATGCTTTGAACCTACCGTTATTCAAACGAGCTGCTTCTGCACAAGCAATGCCTATACATAAAGGGTCACCTGACATTAATAGGTAATCATTATCATTAAAGTTACGAAGACCACGAGCAATCCTACGCACCGTTGGCTGAGTGCTGAATGAAACCTGTTCCTTGGCCGGAACAAGTATCTGCAAGTCACCAAAGGCAACTGCATCTGTGATATCTCTACCACGCACTTCTTGTGTAATGTAGACTGTCACGGCTTTCTACTCCGCTGCTTTCTATGCTTGGCATTATTACCAAACACCTACACCCTACACTTTTATATATAGGGGTAAAACAAAAAAGTTATCTTACTGATCAATCCGATATTTTAATATCTGATATCTGATATCTGGGTTTTGTTCGTTTACAAATACTTACTTTGAGCCCCCACGCGAGATATACTAAGAACATAAAAAGCTATGCAAGATTTTGTTTCCTGTGCTATTATAAAAAGTACCCAATAGAAAGCGGTGTCATGCGTTACAAATTTAAGTACCAGCCATATGAGCATCAGCTCGAGGCTTTGAAAAAATCTTGGAATAAGAAAGAATTTGCTTACTTCATGGATATGGGGACAGGTAAATCAAAAGTTCTTATTGATAATATGTGTGTACTCTACGACCGTGGAGAGATTACTGGTGCATTGATAGTAGCCCCTAAAGGTGTGTACCGAAACTGGGAGCAAGGTGAACTGCCCACGCATATTCCAGAACATGTTATGTATGATACTGTACTATGGAACCCTAATCAAACTAAAACACAAATAGAAAAACAAAAGAGGTTATACCAAGTAGATGATAACCTGAAAATATTTGTTATGAATGTAGAAGCTTTCAGCACTAAAAAAGGGTGTACTGAAGCAGAGCGTTTTTTAAATTCACATCACTCAATTATGGCTATAGATGAAAGCACCACTATAAAAAACAAAGATGCAAAACGCACAAAGAGTATAGTGAAAATAGGTAAATCAGCGCATTACAAACGCATATTAACAGGGTCTCCAGTAACTAAAAGCCCTATGGATTTGTACACACAAGCTGAGTTCCTTGATGAATGGTTATTAGGTCATAGTAGTTTTTTCAGTTTCCAATATGAGTATGCCATCGTACAAAGACGTAGTATGGGAGCGCACAGTTTTAATCAGGTAGTTGGCTATCGTAATTTAGATAAGCTGAATGGTATACTTGAGAATTTTAGTTACAGAGTAAAAAAGGAGGACTGTTTGGATTTACCAGATAAAGTGTACATCAAACGCAGTGTTGAACTGACTGATGAACAAAAATCGGTATATAATAGTTTGAAAACTTTTGCTCTTGCCCTATTAGAGGAAGGCTCAGTAACCACTGATACAATACTCACACAATTACTTAGGCTGCAACAAGTATGCTCAGGCCATGTGAAAATGGATGATGGTGTTATGAAAACTTTTAACTCTGCTAAACTACCAGAGCTTATGTCTGTACTAGAAGAAGTAGATGGTAAAGTTATTATATGGGCGAACTTTACGCATGATATAAAAACAATAGAACAAGAAATATCTAAAGTATATGGTGCTGAAACAGTTGCTACATACTACGGTGAAACAGAGAGTGATGATCGGCAGTCTATTGTAAATCGTTTCCAGGATCCTAATGACCCACTCAAATATTTTATTGGACAACCACGGACAGGTGGTTATGGATTAACGCTTACAGAAGCTAAAACAGTAGTGTACTACAGTAATAATTTTGACCTTGAGATAAGGTTACAAAGTGAAGATAGAGCTCACCGTATTGGTCAAACAAGTAAAGTTACTTATATAGATATTGTTGCTGATAAAACTGTGGATGACCGTATACTCAAAGCCTTGCGTAATAAAATCAATATAGCCAGCCAAGTGCTTGCAGAAGATTTTAGGGAATGGATTGTTTAAGAAGATCTGGCTATAGTGTAAATCATTGCTAAAAATAAAACAGCAGCAACCAGTATTGCACCACTAATTGTGAGAACTTGTTTCATATTCTCAGCACGTTCTCTCTCTTCTTGTTTTCTTTTACGGCGAGCTTCAGCCTCTGCCTCTTTAGCTTCGCGTATACGTTTAGCTCTTTCATCCACAATACTTCTCCATGTGCCATGACCAAACCGCATATCTACCATACTAGCTATTTCTTGCATTTGTTCTTTAGCTAATTTAGCATCAATAATTTCTTGAGCAACGTGCTTGATACCAAACTGTTCACCAACACCAACTCCAGACTGTTGGTTACGACGTTGTTGGACTTGTTTCTCTCCCTCAAAGAGCTTGTCTATAAAACCAGCAATCTCTCCAACATCATTAGCAGTGCCAATCGCGCCTTTGATGCCATCAACAGCACTTTTGAATAAGGCGATCCCTGCGAGAGCAGTGGATATAGGTTCCATGTCATACTTCTCTCATCCTTTGAACTAACCGTTCAGCGCGATTAGTTACTTGGTGATACCATTTCGAGTCAACCATTTCATCAGCTGCTTGTTGCCAATCACGTGCATCAACACCAGCCTTCATTCCTTTAAATTTACTCAAACGTGGATATCCCATATTGAACATCATATTCGCTATTATTAGTTGCACTTCTTCTGGTAAGGAATCAAAGTCGGGGTACAATCGTTCACAGTCTGAAATGACTGTTTCAACATCTTTATTAAAGCACTCTGCGACTCTATCTGCTGTGATAAATGTTCCGACTGGACGGTTATATTCTTCGTCAGATTCAGTGACCAAGTGACCAATCCCAAAAGTAGGCAGACCCAAATGATCCAAGTATATTTCATACTTACACCCCTCATCTGCTTCAATTTGTTTTCTAAGTATTTCTAGATCCATTACACTATTCCCATAATACCTTGGTTACGACGATTTGCTATTGCACCACCTAACTCATCTTGTGGGAATAGACTAGAAAAATTTGTAATACCTGTACCACGACCAGCCATCTGCATGGGTTTTGCTGGTGGTGGCATACTTAAACTAGCAACTGGAGTTCCTAAATTAGGGGGAACATTTGTTCTAATTTCTTCTTCAGCTGGTGTTTCAAATCCAGGAGGAGCTTTAGGCTCTAAAGTTGGCACAGGTGTATTGATCACACCGATATTTTCAGTTAAATTTAACCCGTCTGCCCATTGGTTGAATAGAGTAATAGCAGCTCGCATTCTTGCATTATTAGTTCTTTGACCCACAGCTCTTTCTAATTGTTCTATAGAGGGTTTTGAACCAAAAATATTTGCTAGTACTTTATTTGTCAGCAAAGTTTTAGAAGCCCTCAATGTTCCAGATAATTGAGCAGAAGTAATAGCAGATCTTATTGCACCTGTGGCAAAAGGACCACCTACATCAGCTGTGGTAGCAAGAAAACTTGAATAAAGTTGTGCATCTGTAATAAGATCTAAATATTTCTTTTCAGCAGCAGTGGGTAATATTTTTTGTGTACCATCTGTATCTACTTTTGAAGAAAACAAGTATTTGAAATTTGCATATGGACCTTTAAATTCTTTTAACATGGCAAGCTCTCTGGAAAGAGCTTCAGAATTTATTACCATGTCTGCATGAACATCACTAGTAGGATCTAATTTTACTGTGGGATTTTTTTCTAAAATATCTCTTAATATAGCTGCTCGCATTTGATCAGCTAACTCACCATTAATACCTCCATTGGCATCAATAAATTGTTTGATAGCTAGATCATCTTGTTTCCCACCAGCACTCCTAACATATTGCAAAGCTAAAGAAGCATTATCAGCATTACTTTTTAAAACAGCTTGTGCAGGGTCAGTCGCTAATAATCGTGCTGTATCTTCAAATCGACCTAATTGAGCTCTAATTTGTTCGTTAGGGAATAGTTGATTGAACAACACACCATCATCAACTTTTTTCATCGTTGCTATTTTTTCAGCAGCATTATCTGAATTCCGTAACAAATACGCAAGAGAGGCATCTTGTATATCGGTTATAAGTTGTCTACCAGCTTGCCTTTCAGTTTCATTTAAGGCAGTAGAGTTTGCCATGCGTTTAATGATACCAAATTGCTCTACATTTAATTTACCATTTATGAGACCCTCTGCTACTTCAAGTGGAACAATATCTGCTTTTTTACTTCCAAAAATTTGCCCCACTTGCGTAAAATTTTTCACATCATTACGTTGTTTGACTAACGCACCAGCCTCTATGTAAGCCTTACGCCACGCATCACTACCACCTTTTACAAGGCCGTTTTCCACACCATTTAAAATAAGATCATCTATAGATTTTACTAAATCAAGAGCTCGGCCTTCACCCATATTAACTAAATCTTGTGCTTGGTCTCTTATATCTTTCAGCTGTTGAAAAGAGCTAACAGTTCTGCTATCAGACTCTCCCGCTACACCTTTTATCTTAAAATTTTTAACTGTTGGATCAAAAACTTTGAGAAGTCTATCTGTTAAAGATTTAAGATCCCCACCATACTCACGACTACGAACAGATTGTTCTTCTATAAAAACAGTTCTGTTTGTGTTTTTATCTTTACCTAACGGTTTTCCCGTTTTTGTGCGACCTGCGGGAGGCAGTTTAGTAACAGGTATACCATCAGCAATCCTTTGAGCAGTGCTTAAAACATTAGTTAAATCAAATGTCACATTTTCTGCACCAGCTAAACTAAAAGCTGCTTGATATTGATCATCAATAGCACGAGCATATCCAGCATCTACTTCTTTTGCTCTTTGAATTAAGCTAGTTGCTGCATCCGGGAAATCTCGTAAAGCATAATTACCTTCTTGAAAAAATCTAAAAGTAGCAAAAGTATCATCAGCTAAACCTTTATTAGTTAGCTGGATGAATTTGTTTATCTCATCGTGAGAAAATTTATCAAAGGAACCACCATCGCTGCTCCATTTTTTAGAAAGAGCTGTCAACAAATTGCCTTCTGCTTTAGAAAGGTTTTTGGGCAGTGTTCCAGCAGTGCCAGAAACTTGTGATGCAATACCTCTTAATAAGATATTATTGCTTAATTGAGAGACATTTAAAGGTTCTATTTCAGCACCTGTAGTTGCGGCTAACCTTTGAGCTGCTGCCTGTGCTTGTGCTGCTTTAGGATTTACACTAAAAATTCCTAACTCATAAAGTAAAGAACCATCTGGCTTTTCTCCTAGCCCAAACCTTTTTGCAAGATACGCACCACCTCTTCCCATTCCAGGAAGGGCTTTTGTAATTACACCATCTGTTAAAGCTAATACAGCTCTATCACCAGCTAAAAATCTTGTATTGAATTGTTCTTCTGTTTCTATTCCTAAACCTGTAAAAGTGCCGTCGGCAAGACTGTTAGCGATATAATCATCTATAGTTGCTCCTATATATGCTCCCCCTGCCGTGCCAAGTAAGGGACTAAACACCGAGCCGATAACAGATCCTGCTGTAGTAAAATTTAATAAAGCACCTGTGCCAGCACCCATATCTGCAAACGATAACACATCGTTAGAAACTCTATACACTTTACCCTGTGGAGAGGTTTTGTAGAGTTCTACTAAATCACCATCAGTGCCTGTTTCCACACGAAATAATTCACCATTAGGAAATTTTCTTTTAAACCATGCCTGTCTTTGTTCAAATTTACGCATTCTTGCTAATGTGTCTCTATCACCAAAATTAAGAACACCTTCTTTTTTAGTGCCAGCATAATTAGGCACTATATCAAAAAGAACATCTTCAACACGCTCTTTTTCCAAAGCTAAAGATTGTTCATACGCCTGTTTTGCTTCATTTAATAATTGACTTTGTAAACTAAGGGGATTTGGCATTTCAGGCACAACCAACCCTCTATCTCTTAAGGCTGAACCCATGTCAAATGAGCTTTGTACGTCTTGGGTAAAGGCTTCTTCTGCCGCAGCTCTCGCAATGTCATCATCAACAGGTTGGATTGTATCTTTTAATTCAATAGGTGTTAAAGATACTCCTCCTGGAGTTTGAGGATCGACAGTTGCCATAGAAAACTTTGCGCCACCTGATGGCGTATTTGCGCTCATAGAAAACTTTGCCATTATTGATACGTCCGAATAATTGACAACATAAAGTCATTTATTTGTGCATTTGATACATTGTTTGGTAGTGGGTCAAACAACATAGGGTATTTTTGTTGAACAGAGGAGTAATCTTGTTTTAATGCTTCTGCTTTTTGTGCATCAGTACCTTGATAATTTGCAAACTCTGTTGAAATAAAATCTTGTTCTTGATTTGCTAAAGTCATTTCATTCTTTTTGTATTGCTCAAATTTATTCATAAGACCCTGCAACTCGGGGTTATTTTCAGGATCATTCAGCTTGTTATTAATCTCAACTTCGGCTTTATCAAGAATAAGTTTTAATTCAAAATCAGACTTACCTTGATTAGCTTGCGCTACTTTACCAAGCTCCTCCGCAACACGTCTTTGTCTAGCCGCTACATTTTCCATAGCCAGAGCGAGTATTTCGTTAGCCTCTGGTGTTTTACCAAGTCCTGCGACCGCGCTTTGCAGAATATCAATTTCTGTTTGGTTGAGGTTTCCAGGAAAATTAGCTGCTAGATCAACAACCAATGCCTCGCCCAAGGCACGTTGAACTTCAGCTAATTCTGTAGCACCACCTAGATATTGTTCAAAATTATCTACACCTAATTTATCCGCTAAGAATGCCTCTACACCTAATTCTTTAGCAAGTTTACCAATAGCTGCTCTTTGCGGACCAAGTATACCACCCTCAAAACCACCTTCAACAGAAGTTTGAGCAACAATCCTAGTTTTTCCTGCAAACTCAATAGCTCTAGAAGCTGTTTCATTAACCCTATCAAGTTGTTTAATCATAGAATCGGCAGAGGCTTTATTTCTAGCAGCTAAAGGATCAAACTGTCTATTTGGTGTATTTTTAGAGACAATGAAATCTTTTAACATTCCAGCTTCTACATCATTAACTATACGGTCTACTTCTTCTTTGGAAAGAGATGGCATTTCTCTTTTAACCTGTGCTCTATAATCTTCAATATACGATTCTAATACACGTTCAAACTCACCTTGTTCTGCACCTACTAAACTCTTAGTGAGAACTTTTAACTCTGCTGTTTCAGCTGTTGTGGGGTTTTCTTTAGCTTGTAACATACCAAAACGCTCAGCATTTTTCATAAGCTCAGTGCGTTGGTCTCTTCCTGGATAAGTATATCCAGGGATTTCTAAAAGCGTAACCCTACCATCTAATATTCGTGCAAAACCATCTGTTGCATTACCTACAACTTGACCACCGCCAGTTTGCACTGTTACTTTTTCATTAGGGTCGGCTTTGTTTACCATAAAAACATCGCCTTCTTTAGACTCTATTTTTACCCACTCTTTATTTCGAGTGCCGCCAACAGTATACGAACCTGTATTCCCATCAACAGTTACAAACTGACCCTCACCCAAAGAGATAGTTTTAAAATTAGGAGCTGCCTCACCCTCTAAAGTCATGGGGGTATAATCTTCACCTTTTAATGCTGCTTCTCTCATTGCAGCAGGATCAATAACATACATTTTATTACCAATAGTTTGGAATTTAAGATCTTCTCTTTCCAATAATTTAGGTACTGCCGCAGTCAATATAGCTTGTTTAGATTTACTTTCTTGTGAGGCAGAAGCTGTTGCTGCTTCCATAGCAGCTTTTTTAGCTAAAAGATCAGATTGTCCTTTAGCTTTTGCCATTTCTAAAATAGGATCACTAACAGCTTTAATTGTTTCAGGTGCTAAAACAGAACTAATAAGTTCACCTTCCGGTGCATTAGCTATAGCGGCTGCTAATTGTAACCCTGATATATAAGGGTTTAGCTCGTATGCTTTACCAGCATCACCATATAATTCTTTATATTTAGGTAATAATTCAGCTGAAGTTTGCGCTTCTGGAACTTTTTGTAAAAGTTGGTTCAACATAGCTTGTTGAGGATTTACATTTTTAGCGAAAGGTACAGTTTTTCCTGGAAACAAACCTTTTGTTAGATCGATTATAGGATAATCTTGTGCCTCATAACCCTCACCTCCTGCGGCAGTCTGTGGTGTGCCAGCAGCTCGCATTACAGGTTGTTCACCCATAGCCATACGAGCCATAGCTTCACCCTGTCCAGGAGCTTGTGTAAGGGCTGACATAATACCCTCATTCATACTTACATCATCAGTTTCTGGAGAGCCTTGTTCAGTGGCTTCTAGTAAAGTAAGTGAGGGCTGTATAAGAGTAAGCGCAGATTCAGGTGTATCTTTTGCATCCTCTTTACCTATATAACCAGCCAGCTCATTACGACGTTGTTCAATACTTTGATTATCACCACGGATAGCATTCATAATACCTACAAAATCATCAGCATTATCTATACCATCATTCATCTCTTTTAACTGACCAGCAACATCACCCAGTACACTTTCCATTTGAGCTTCTTGCTCAGGTGTAGTTTCAAGCCCAGAAGTAATACCTGTCCCAGCAGCTTGGGGTGGCTGACCACTAAACATTGCTCTCTGTAGCACTGGATCCATTAGCTAAATGCCTTCTGTGCTGCACCGTATAGGCTAAGACCGCCAATACCAGCACCTAGTAATTGATTAAGTATACTCGGTTGTGCTGATGCTCCTTGGGATATTGTCATTTGTGAAGTAGGCGCACCACGCAATATATCACTGTAAAAACCAAGACGTTGATACGGCTCAAATACTGTTTGCATTTGTGTTTGACGAGTAGCTTCATCTTGCGCTTGTTGCAAGGCACGTTCTTGTTCACCAAGTGCAAATAGATTTGCTGAATCAGCTATACCTAATTTAGAAGTTAACTCACCCAATCCTGCTTGTTGCAATCCAAGTTGCCCAATACCCTGCCCTAATTGACCTGCCGCTTGCCCGACCTGTATAGCTCTAGCCATTTCATTTTGTGCAGCTTGTTGAGCTTGTAAAAAATTATCAGCTTGTGATTTTGCTAATGCAGCAGCTTCATTACGGCCTATCTCAGCTTGTTGCACGGCTGCACGGCTACCACCAAAAGCTCCTGCTTGTGCTGCTTGCTGACCTAATTGTGACCTTTGCATATCAAAAGCACGGCTAATTTCATTTTGCACCGCTTGTTGATAAGGGTTCATATAAGATTGCATTTGGGCTTGTGTTGGCGCACCCATACCACCAGCTAGGGCAGCTTGACCAACACCAAACTGACCAAGAGCTGCTTGTTGTGTAGCTTGTCCAGATTGTATAAAAGGTTGATAAGCACCCAACCCTGTTTGAGCAGCACTTAACGCATCTTGTTGTGCTTGCGTCATACCCTGTGAAGTAATTGCTGGTAGACCACCTGTAGGGGGAGCAGAAGTCAGAGCTTTAGCTTGCTCCATAAGCCCTAATTTATAGGCTTCTATTTCCGGTGATTCTTTTTGGATAATGGTTTCTGTAGCCATTAGCCCATCCTCTCAAACTTACGCATCATATTATACATACGTTGCGCTCCAGCTTTACGATCACCGCCCCCTGCCCCACGGACAGCTTTTGCATTCATAACAAATTCACCATCACTTAGCATAGCTGGTATAGAATCACTTGTTGATGTTCCAGGACCATTGATTGCACCACCTCTAGCCGCTGTCATCATTTGAGTCCTAAATGTAGGGTCTTGATAATAAGGGTTTTCACCATAAAAATCATCACCAAAGAAACGATCTGGGTATTGTTGTTTATACTCCTCAAGTGTCAGACCTGTATAATCATCTACCCCATCATCATCTTGATCGTTATAACCAGCTAATGCTGCCGCTCCTGCAACGCCAGCTCCAGCATATAATAGAGGGGCTGATTGTTTCAAAAATCCAGGAGCTCCTGCTGTAGCTGCTTCTGCTATTTGTTGGCTAGCTTTATTTGTAATTGCTTTTCTAGCTGCTTCATCAAGTGCTGTATCACCTAATGTACCAAGGGCTTTTGCAGCTTCACCTTTTGCTATTTGTGTTTGTAAAGCTGGATCTATACTTGCACGACTTGGGCTAAATATTGATTCTAATGTACCTTCACCACTTACTGCTCCAGTGCTTGCATCAACAGTAGCAGGGGCAGGGTCATAAACATATTGTTCAAATAAATCTTTGCCTTTATCTAAAAGGCTTCTGTTTGGGTCTACAGTTTGCAAAGGATCTTTGAATGGAAGTTTTTCTCCTAGTTTACTCATCGCTACATCTTTAGAAGGTGCTGTTGCCTGAGCTGCTTTAGTTGCATCCGTACCTGATTGTCCTGCAGCAGCAGTAGGATCTACTGCTTTATCACCACCAAATAATTTAGCAAAAGATGCTCTTTGTTGTGCTGCTGCTTGTAATGGGCTTCCAGCGGCAAATTGTATATTTTCCAAGAAACTACCTTGATTACCAGTAAAACCAGCACCTAGCGCACCAATACCACCTGATATAAGGGCTGATTTAGCAGCATCTTTTAAACTACCACCCTGTAATAATGTAGTGATACCAGAGCCTAGCCCTGCACCATAGATAGGACCAAGAGCAAAGGATAAAGCAATAGGTAAAACAACAGGCGCGATCTTTTTAACAACTTTTTTAAGACCTCTTCCTATTTTCCTAAATATCTTTTTAAGGAAAAATTCTGGTTGACCAGTAACAGGGTTAATACTATTTAATTCATTACCTACAATATAACGTTCAGGCTCAATACCCATTTCTTCCATTTGGGTAAATAACATACTTTTGAGTTTAGGGTTTTCATCTAACACTTCCATAGGAACCATTGTCTCACCCTCTGCAGCGTGGACAATATAAGTATCACCATTACGACCAAACTCCGCTAACATCTCTGCTGCGGACTTCATTGTTTGCAAACCACCTTCTGGAATGAGAGGTTGTTCGTGTACCTCGTATGGGAGTGTAGCTATACCTTGCATCTTACTTTCCTTATAAAATGAGATGCAGGGTAGCAATGCCTGATATTTGCTAACTGCATCATAAACATATTTTTTCTCCTATGCAACCGAGATAGTGACTGTTCCCACAGAACCTGTTGCAGAAACAGAACCACTAAATGTCTCTGTTTTACCAATAACTTTCAGAAAACCACCATCTGCAATATAAATATCACCTTGTTGTAATAAATTATTGTTCCCATCTGTAGGCACTTCTTGAAAATTTAACTGTGGGTTTTGTGCTTGCCTTAAAAATATTTCTAAAGCTCTTACTAAATCAGCAAGATATTGAGCGTTTACTTCACTTGGAGGGGTAGGAAGACGCGGAAAAGGAGTTACATTAGTAGCCATTAACGCCTCCCATCTTGCCTTATCTCGACCCGAGGACTACCTAACCGCCAACGAACACCTTGAACAGAACAATCAACCTTAATAGAAAAAGCCCTACCACGAAGCCTAACATCAGCTTTATTAGTATATTGTTCAAAAGGCACTGTTGTAGAAGTGGCTGTTCTATCTATTTTAGAAATTTCAGATTGTAAAAAATTACCAGCGGGAAAATTATTAGATTGTAAAGTAACATTTACAGTAGGCTCTGCATTAGTAGAACCATTAAATGTAAAATCAGGTATCACCCTACGAACAAAAGAAAATTGGTCACCTTCACCTATATCAATAGGGCTAGATTCTATTGAAGATATCATGGCAGAACCATCATCATTATAACCTGTTTCATGGTTATATAAATAGCCACCCTCTGCTGCTATTGGAAAAGTCCTTATACCTCTGTCCAAAAAAGCAGTTCTACTTAAAGTACCATAATACCAAGTTTGTTCTGCATAATTGTAAATCACATAACGGTCATTCTCACCTGTCCCCCCATTTGCAACAGAATTTGTATCGGAACAATAATACCAAACTATCTCACTAAATTCAGAGATTACGCCAGCAAATACTTTATGTGCCTGATCATAATTAAAATCAAAAAATACACGTTCTTTTACAGAGCAGGGTAACTGTTGTGTTTTACCGTCGTAGATATAGAAATTTTGTCTACCCATCCAAAACACAGCATCTTCTACTGCTATAGCTGCATTTGGACCCATAATAGTTGTATTTGATGCAAGAGGTTGAATACCAAAAGTAAACGGAGCACCAATAAACTGCATTGAATGCACTGAGCTATCTGTAAATATTATAATTTCACGTTTAGTTTCAATAGCTTTTACAAACTCAGAACCAGAACCAATCCTTAAATCACCAGCCGTATTAGTAGCTTTCGGATTCCAATCAGTTAAAGATTCTTGATCTGAAAAACGTATGAGCAAAGGGTCTTGTGTTGAACTTCCAACAGGGTTAGTTCCAAAAGCAATTACATGGCGGTCAACATCTGAAACCATTATTTGTTTTGCTGTTATAGGTGTTTCTTCTGCTCCAGATACTGTCCCTATTTCTACCGCCCTTGTAGTGACTCCACTGCTTTTATCCCAGTAAAAAATTGAACCATCTCTGGGATTTATTAATAAATCTTCCCCAAAGTTATCATGGCTCCACATTCGTAGAGAAGTAGTTACACCTATGGTGGCTCCGGAACCCCAAGTGCCTCTGCCCCAAGTTCCAGCACCCCAACCAGTGCCACCAACACCTGTATTCAAACCAGCATTGATTTGATATTCACCATCAACACCAGAGCCACCATTACCACTATCACTAGCATTTGCTGTTACAGTAGCTCCTGTTGTATCTTTAGCCGTAAAAGTATAGGTGTTTCCACTGGGAACCGAGTCTATCTGATACTCTTGGTTAAGAACCGCAGCGGTGATATTACCACCTAAACTAACTGCGCCAGATATGGTCACAAAATCACCCTGCACTGCGCCATGTGTGGAGTCCGTAGCTGTAATTGTAGAAGAACCATTTGTCGCGGCAAACGTGATGCCATTAGTGGTTGTAGCTCTTATAGGGGTAACATCATAAAATGCTTGGCCTTGCTCTATATAATATTTTAAATGCGTTCCCACACCTAGAAAATCAGACCCATCAAGCGCAACCCAATTAAACAACGCCCTAGCTGTGCCGAGATACGTGTTTGAAGAATACTTTTCCCAACCACCAATTACTTCAGGAAACCCTTGCCTAAAACGTACTTTATCACAATCAACCCAACCACCCTCATTAGAGTAAGATGTTATATCGCGGTTGATTCCGGGTCTAAATTGTAACTTGGTTAAAGGCACAGATAGCTCCTTTATATAGCATCAGGCCAGTCATTGATTGGTGCGTTGCCCGTTGGCTTGCCATCACTATCAACAGGTGTATCGTAGAGTGCCATAAAAGCGGCAAGGTCAGCGGCATTAGTGATAGCTGTTTCAATGTTATTGCTGGCTGTACGAACAGCAGCCCTATAAGTTGTAACACTTGACGGCACAGAGTAAGACTCAACTTCTGTTGCTTTGATAACTTGCCAATCGTGTGGAGCGAGTAAACTTGCTGCTTGAGCTTTTGCTGTTTCAATAGCTAAAGTCTTTAGTCCTTTAGTCACAAGCTGGTTGCCATCAATGTCGAGGATTGCTTTGCCATCTTCATTTACTTCGTTGACATCTGTCAGTGATCGAGGGATTAGCTCGCCATCAGCATCACGCCCCCAATAAAATCTGTTATCGTGAGCCGCAACCTCCTCTTCCCACGTTAAGCCAATCGCAGCTTTCTCATCTGCACTTAGGTTGTTCCACACGGCAGGATATTGTGTGCCGTTGTTATCGACCCACGCCTTACCAACTCTGATTATTCTTCCGCTATATTTCCACGGCATTGTTATCTCCTATCCCGAATTACTAAATTTAAATGGCTGGTCAGCAAAGGCGAGATATATATAGGTGTTTGCACTGCCATTTGACGTTCCATAAGTATTTCTAACTTTAAATCCGTTTGATAATATATCTAAATCGTTACTATTTGATTCTGCTGCGGTGGTGTTAGCATCTACTGTTTTTTCTGCTGGATTATAACCGGGACGTTTATTATCGTGAATTTCCCAACCACCTGTTGTTCCGTAGTTTTTTACCATAATCCAAGCTGGCCTGAATCCTGTGTAGACAAACGACCCATCTGCATTTCCGTTTCCAACGTAGCTGCCAACCTTGCAGTAGCCTTCGACTGAGTGAAATGCGTAACAGATGTAGTTATCTCCACTTTCATTAATATGAATGTTGTTGCCAATACTAAATACTGTGCTTGTAGGGGCTGTGTCGTTCCAAGTTGCAGAAGCCGCTGTCCCACTATCTTGAGCAAGTGTGTAATTCAACCAAATACGCTTTGTTGCCCCCAGCGCAGAGTGATAAACCATCCAATCTCTTGCAGTGTCTTTGTTTTTGACAATTAACATTTCTGGAGCAGCACTTAATCCATGCTTTATTGTCCCTGCTGAACCTGTCCCAGTATAAGAGACTATACTAAATCCAGCCGTTGTGTTTACCTGACCAGTGCTATCAATCGTGCCAACGCCTGTTGCTGAAGCATCGTTGCTAAACGCTGTGCCAGCAAGCCAATTCCAAGCTACATAGGTTGCTGAATTAGTATTCATGGAATAATCATTTGCATAGTAAGGAACATCAATAGTGCCATTTGCATTAGAATTAAAAGGACCAACCCCATACTCAGCAATAGTTTGATTTGAGTTTAGTGCTTTGTCCCCTCTCACAGAATCGACAAGGCTGTGATGTCCTGACCCACTGCTTCTGCTTTTTATCCATGTAAAATCGGGGTCAAACCCAACAGTTACATTTTGAGTGGTACTTCCATCGCCAGTATAAAGGACCGTATTAAAATTATCAGTGCCATCAATGATATCTACGTCGGGCAAGTTCTGAGAACACAAGGCAAGAAACCCACTTGGCGGTGCGTAGGCAAAGCTGCCGTGACCGTTTCCATCTGCGTTACTGTTGGCTGTGGCGTGAAGACCAGCAAAGCTGCTGTCTTGACCAAAATTAAAATGAACAAGATTATCTGAGCCACTAAGATATGCGCCAAAAGCAAAAAACTTACCAACACCAACAAAACTAGAAATGTCTCGTTGTGTTTGTGAAGCATTATTAATAAAAAACTCAACTGTTCCACTGTCAAAATCGGCAGCAATTCCAATTATGTCACCATCCGAAACACTATCAACAGCAGACACGCTTGTTCCATTGTAGTCTTTTGAGCCATTTTCGAGGATTAAAGCATATCCTGCACTTGTAGATGAATTTGTAAAATGACTAAAACCTACCCACCCAAATCCAGCAATGCTTTTGACCTCTACATACCATTTCCCAGAATCAACAAAGATAGTGGAAGCTGCAAAAAGTGCGCCTGATGTACTGCTATAATCTGCTCTAAGGTTTCCTTCCGAAAGAGTGGGTGAAAAATAATTTGTCCCCCCACTTTGAAAAGTGTACAGAGGATTTAAAGTTACAAAGTTATTCGTGGGTACGTCAGGGACGGAATCCCTATAGTCTAGATTCACAGGTGTGAAGTGATTGCCGTTGCTTGAAACATCTTTGAAGAAGGCTGCTTCTCTTGTGTCGGCAAAGGCCATGTAGATGTATGTCGCGCTTGATGTGTTTACGTCTGAGCCGGTATGTTTAATCTGAAAGCCTGTTGCTGTTACTTCAATGTCGTAAGAACCACCAGCATCTTCGGCATTGCTTAAATTAGCATAAAGTCTATCGTCATTAGGATTAGAAGGATGTCTGGTAGTATCCCATATGTTCCAGTGACCAATAGTACCAACACTGCTTTTTATCATAATCCAAGCTGGAGCAAAGCCAGTCGTGACTGTTGGACCTGTTGCAGACCCATTTCCCGTGTATGAACCAAATTTTGAGTAGCCAGAAACTTCTGCCCAACAATAAAGTACCATACTGTCTCTGTTCACATATTCGTAAGTCCCAATATTAACAACTGTGCTAGAAGGGCTGTCTGTCCAAATAATACTACTAGATGTATTAGCGGCAGTACTATCTAATCTCAGATAAGAGCCGCCTCCGCTGTTTACACTGTCATGGTAAACAGGCCATTCGGTTGATGAATCTCTGTTTTTTGCAATGACCCATTTTGGCGCAGATGATAAGCCATGCGCAACTGAGCCAGCCGTTGATGTACCCTCAAAAGTTACAATAGAAAAACCTCTAGCAGTGTTTGCAGATATTCTTGTTGCAGCTATTGAACCAGCTAATGCTGAACCAAGATTACTGCCATCTATCTTAACTGACCCTGATGTTGGGGTAGCCCCTGCGCCAGCAGAGTTGTCGGCTGTTGGTGCGCCGCCAGCTTCCCAGCACCATGCAACCATTGAACTACCATTATTGTTGTAAGTTCCATCTTCAAATTGTCCGACAGAAAATCCATCTGCATCAAAACTAATCAAATCTTTGTCGGTTGCGGCAGCGGCAGATACTTCTGCATTTGTGGCATTTGATATAAGGTTTCGGCCTCGTCCCCGAACAACATCTGACCAAGCATGAGAATTTCCGTTATCACGGTCTTTCACCCAAACTAAGCCCGGAGAAAATCCCAAACCGCTTATGCTTTGAGTCGTTGAATTTCCTTCAAAAATAGCTGTATTGAACCCCTCAGAAATAACATCATCTTTGAAAGTCAGGTGAAAACCATTGGTTCCGAATGTTAAGCCGCTGGTATCTTTTGGTATCCAGATGCCGTTTTTAGTCTCGCCGAAGCTGGCAGCAGTTAGGGCGGCTCCGTCAATCGCGTTTACTTCTGCTATATAACCATCAAGAAGGGATACAGCGGAATAACTTGATCCCCCTATTGCATGAGCAACCGTGTTATTCATATGCGTATCTAAATTTTGTGTTGGGGTTGTTGTGCTTGTGTAAGCGTATGATGTTCCATTGACAGAAAGTACAATTCTATTTCCAGCAGTGCCATCGGTAGTATCGACTGTAACAACTACATTATACCATGCTGAAGGATCTCTAAATTTAGCGGTAGTATAAACATAAATTTGATCACTATTAGATGTGTTTTGGTAAACAGCTAATCTGTCACTGCTATCAATCCAAATCTGAAATCGGTTTTGAGCATCAGCACCAGCCGAATAAAGTACATGATCACCGCTTGATGTAAGGCTACGTTTAACCCAACAACTAAACGTAAATGTCCTACGATTACCGGCAGACGCAGGGGTTCTTGTTAATCGCTGACTCAACCCATCATCAAACTTCAACGACTGGTCAAGCAGTAGCTTGTAAAAGCCTGTGCTTACTTCGCCTGAACCCGCTGCTTGAATTATACTCATGATTTAGTCCTAAGTTAAGATAGCTGTAGCACCTACAAGAATTGTGTTATTGCCACTGGCCGCAGTTACATAATATGTCACAAAGTAAGTGCCTGTTGCACTCAGCGCAGTTAATATGTCTGCATTAATAGCTACATCTGCGTGTGCGCTAACTGTATGATTACCGCCATTTACAAATTTAATAGAGCCTGATTGACCCGCAGCTTTATTTGTAAAAGTCATCGTTACAGTTCCGGCTGTAGTAGTAGTAAAATTATTTGCCGTTGCTAAATCATAAGTCGCATCATTTTCAGCCGTTATTGTGCTGCCGATTGCCCTGCCAACTACCGTAACATCATCATTTACAGTTAAAATTGTTGTGCCTGTTGCAATGGAAGCCACAGTAGCATCCGCGTCATTTTTAATAGTAACATCTGATGTAGAGCCTTGGCCCGTTAGGATCAGGCCCTCTGCCGCAGTAAAACCAATCGCGGCATCATCTCCGGCAGCAGTATCTCCTGCGGCTTGTAATGTCCCTGCCGCAACAATATCGGCAGCAGCATTGAATGTGCCAGCTATAGATAAATCAGTAAGGGCATCAACTACGGCCGCACCACTTCCCGCACCGTCCAAATAAACCATAGATACCTGACCATTTGGTATAGTTACATTGGCTCCAGACCCTTGACTAATTATAATACTATAAGGACCAGAACTACCACTGTCTGTAGTGGCGTTCTCAATTATATGAACTCTGCTTATAGTGTTTGGGGCTATTGTAATTGTGCAGTTAGAGTCCAAAGCACCTGTGTATTTTACATACATATTGCGAACAGGATCTGCTGCCCCATCAGCTATAGTGCTTGTGTGCGTATCAGCATTTGTTGTTATAGCTTCTGTGCCAAAACCAAATGCTTCAGCTATAAGTTCAAGGTTTGTATTTGTTGTTGTTCCCCAAGTACCAGAACCATCGCCAGTACCTAGCTCATTAAGTCTTAAATCATTTACATAGGTGCTTGCCATTTTTCTGTCCTTACGCTGCTATATCCGTCCAATTAGGTGTTTGTGAAACTGTAACTCCTGTCCAACTTGGTGTTTGTGATGGAATTATTGGTCTATAAAGTATTTCTTCCCCTACCGCGCCTGTCGCTGAAACCCCCGTTAAAAAGAAGCCTATTGAAGCTATAGGTGCTACTGTCCCTGTTCCTAATGTAGCAGTTGATGAAGCTCCTGTAACTGCGAAAGTTGCTGCCCCTGTTTCGGTAGTGTTTCCTAACGCACTTGTTCCGGCAGACCCAGTAACCGCAAAAGCTGCTGCACCTAGTACGCTAACAGATCCTACCGCCCCTGTTCCAGCAACTCCTGTTACAGAGACTTCCAAAACATTTTGTACAGTAGGAGACCCTAATGCGGTAGTTCCAGCAACCCCTGTTACAGCAAGTGGAACACTTTGGTTCCACGCACCTTCACCCCAAGTTCCTCTACCCCATCCTGTTAACGACATAGGTTACCTCATTAGGCTATCCGAATAATTGCGTTACTTGCATCTGCTGTTGGGAACTGAATGGTAAATGTCCCAGAAGTAGAGGTTTTATTTGAACTAAAATCCAAAACCGCAACAGCTTTATCACTATTTGTATCGTTGTAAATTAACGCGCCCATTGCTGTAATTGTAGCTGTTGTGAAACTAAGATCTGCAAAATCAGTCAAAGCTGTCGTACCAGAAGTGGTCGGAGCAACTTTAGTAAGAGTACCACCACCCGCCGTGTAAGAGCCGCTGTTGGCTACCTCACCCGTGGTTGTGTAAGCTGTCGTTGCTGCACCAAGAGTAGCTGTAGTGCTAGACTTACCGCCACCACCCTCTGCGTAAAGAGCCAGCTTAAAAGCATTACCGTTTGTTGCGAAATTGTGCGTACCCAACATCAATTCTTGTTTGAATGCGGTACACATTGCTTGTGCTATTGCCATTACAGTCTCCCTATAGCGTCAGCTAGTTGATGTTGACCCGCCTCACGGACCTTGGCGCAAATACTAGCACGTTCTTCCTTCCTAGCCAACTCTATATAGTATTGTGCTAAATTTCGGACTCGATCCTTAAAAGCCTCCGCTTGTAAGCGGATGGGTTCTGGAGCATCGTCAGAAATATAAATAAGTTTGTTAGCCAGCATCTCTGCTATTTGATCATTAGATAAACCACCGTTTTCGGAAGTCATTATATTAACGGCTCCCACACTTCCTGAACCTAAATCAAACATTGTCATGTCTCCCAAAAATTATAGGGTCGGACTCTACTGGCTCTGGAGGTTGAATCATGGACTGTTTTGTTATCAACAGACTACCATTCTCAACCGTTTGAACTAAAGGATCCTCTAATCTATGATACCCATATAACTTTTCATTTTCTGGCACATTGGTATCCATTAAGCCCGATCGATGCGCTATCTCTATCTTTATGCCTTTGGAAATAGCTGTAGCGCACCAAAACTCTACACAAGCTCTTCCAGACTCAGCCATGTTTACGTTTTTGTAAGTAAAATCTATGCCAAATAGGCATATTTTTTTTACTTTTTTCCAAATGGCGTAAGCTATAGCGTAAGCTACCGTGTTATTAAAATAACATAGCCCAGTTGCTTTAGCTATTTTTTCTAATGGATACAACTCTATAGCCGGGAAATCTGGATGTTCTATACAAGAATATATGGGGGCCGTATTTTTAGCTAAAAACTCACGAGCTATGCCTGTTTGAGAACCGGCATTTTCTGTGTCTATAAACCTAGATACAGGATCCATCATGAAAGTCCTATCGACGTGTATGATGCCACCAATACAATTTATACCCCAAGTTTCATCAAATTCTTGAGAGGCAACTCTGGCAGAAATATAGTCAGCGTAGCTGCCCCCTAGTCCAACAATAGCAATTTTCACGAACGGGCCCTTCTTGGTAGCCCCTGCCTGTTTGCATCATCATTTTCACGGGCCTCACCTAAGTCTTTCAGCCTGACTAAGGACTCTATAAATCTCTCACTGTACATCTTCATCACATCCGCTTCACCCTTCATAAAGGTGTAAGCCTCTATAAGACTTCCATACAAAAGAGCATTAGGCGCGTTCTCGCTTAACCAAGTTAATGTTGTATCGGCAGAGGTTGATACAACTGTCCCGGTAGCCCCACTTGTGCCCCCTGTAACCGTCTCTCCAACGGTAAAATCTCCCGTAGGCAAAACTATTACAAATACAGTAGACGACGTGATAGAGTTAATCGTCGTGCTCTCCCCGCTAGTTCCACCTGTAATGGTCTCATTAGCAGCAAACGTGCCAGTAACACTGCTTACCGTTAAATTAACCTTACTTTTTGTTAAGCTAACAGGTCTGTAATAATAATGAATTTCTGTTTCAAAAGATGCGTTTGGCGTAGGTGCAAGTATAAAGTTATTTACGTCATACATGGCGTAATATTTTGGAACACCCGTGGTTGATGAATTAGGGTTATACTCCTGCACAAAATTAACATCTTTTTGTAACAAAAATTCTTTAGAACTAGAGTTCACTATGGATAAACTAAAAGAAGCTAAATAATCATCTGGTGTGGCCATAAATTGATTACCAGAAGTCATTGTTCCAGATGCGTTTTTTCTAAAAAACTCTAAATCTACACTTTTAAATATACGTTCTTCAGCGGATCGAATAAACGTGTCTAAATGAGACACAAAAACTGTTTCTTGATTGTCTGTGTAATTTTTTACAGCCGTTTTTAGCTCTGTGTATGTATAACTCATGGTGTGTTCGCCTGCCAACCCATACCACTGTGATTAGTACAATAGTAATACAGAGTAGGAGCTCCGGAAGCTACTGTTATTTGTGTATAGGCTCCAGAGTATCCGGGTGTACCGCTTGTGGTTACGCCAGTTGTGTATTGAGATCCACCACCATGTGTCCCATTTGCGGTGGTGCTGAATCTTAAAGGGTGTCCTGAATTAGAGGAGTCACTTTGATCAAACCTATAGGTGCTGCCCTCTGACAAACTTAACAATACATCTGACGTAGCGGTAGACCCGTTGATTGCAAATTTATTAGAAGAACCCACATTGTAATAGGGGTGATTTGCGGGATTACCGCTCACTACAGTAACCGTATATGTGGCAGCGATTGTAACGCCTGTTACGGAAACAGTAACAGTACCTATAGAACCCGTGGCCGCTTGAGCCCCCGAAACAAGATGGCTAGTAGGTGTATGCACATCTCCACCGAAAGTAACGGTCCCTATTTCTCCAAGAATTGAAGGAAGTTTAGGTTCATAACTAAGGGTGTTCTGGTTAAAAATTGGAAAAGTAATCGTCACACTTTCAGTAGAAATCTCAGGTCTATCTGGACGAGGATCACGTAAAGTCTGAGGATCAAACACCTTTCGGAAAGGACCTAACTGTGGATGCTTTCTTTCAAACTCGTCTTTTCCAACAAGCAAACCATTCCACTCTTTACGCATGTCCTTATATCTGTAGCGAAGTCCAGAACGATCTGAAATAGCATAAGCGTATTTCCCGGTTGCATACCTAGCCATTAGTTTGTCCTAAAATAGGAGTATTCAGGAGTGACGGTGAAACTAGACCGGTCACGATCCTCCCCCATAGCTCTTTCAAACTCTTCTTCATAAATAACTTTTAACATTTGAGTTCTATTAGGAGCTCTTTTTAAAGATATGTAGTAAGCCAGTCCCGCCGCTAAACAGGGGTAGAAACGAAACGGCACATCCATTGTGTTGACCGCAGCATCCCCATCATCAATACGAGTTAAAGCGTTATATACAATAACATCTGTGCTATTATCCGGAGTGGGCCACACACGAAGACTAGGAGTTACTTGTCTGTCTAAGAAGAACTGGGTAGGACGCCCTTCAGTAGCTTTGTTTGGAATATTTAAGTCATCGTCCCGACTAACACGAGTTAGAGCAAAGTCTGTGCTGCTACGAGTTACCACCGCACTTAGTATATCAATAACATCTTCGGATAGAGCGTAAGTTCTAGTGCCAGAAGTAAGAGCTTGCGTTCTTTGTGCAATGGTCCATTGATTTAATCCTCTGTTAGCCCATTCTGCCAACATAAGATTTAAAGAACGCCTTGCTGTGGTTAGATCGTAACCAGTTCGCACTTCTAATCCGCAACGCTCAAACGCTTCTTCAACGTACTCAGCTACGTCTAGTTCAAAGTTTACGCTTCCTGATACCGCCATTATTTATCCTTCGCATACAAATTATCGAAGATCTGATTTACATCCATTGTATAGTCTAAATCAGACTTTGAATAGTGTATATGCTGTGAAGGTAAGAAATCTGGTGCACCTTGCCCCGTTTCAAACCAAGCTGGGTGTGTAACACGAACACGATTATTAGGTAAGGCCACTATATTTCCAGTCCACTCACCGGCGTCTAACAACTCTAAAACATGGCTTTGTTTATGCTGTGCAGGGTCATCGGCTATCTCACTTTCAGTATAATCTACAGTGAAATAATATTTAGCCGGAAAAAAATCAGGCCCTATTTTAGCTAACCACGGACAAGGATGAGCTCTATCTAAACGATAAACAGCGTGTGTATGGGACATACAGTCCCAAGGTTGCGCCAAATGGACAGGCATAGGTTCTGGCCATTCTTCATAAGGCGTGTCACCAACAAGGGCTGTTATGGGCATTCGGGCCCACATGGCTCCACCGTGAACATTAGGTTCGTCCGTGTCATCAGCCTCACAGCCGGTGAATATCATCTGAAAACTTAAACACCGGCTGGGCATGGTGGTAACTGCAATTGCCATAGCGTGAAGAAACTCGCCATGATAATTAGAGTGATTACACGTATACTCTCTTCGCACCCAACACTTGAAATGCGGAATATTACTTTGAAGATAGGGCAAGATCTTATACCTTGCCGCCTTTAGCCATGCCCTTCTTCTTCATCATGCCGCCACCGGCCATCTTCTGGACCTTACCACCTTTAGCATAACCTTTTTTCTTCATCATGCCGCCACCGGCCATCTTCTGGACCTTACCGCCTTTGGCATAACCCTTCTTCTTCATGCCAACCTTACCGCCTCTGGCCATGCCTTTAGCTTTTACTTTACCGCCTTTAGCCATGCCTTTTTTCTTCATGGTAGGGGCTACGTTGCCAACAAGGCTAGACGCATACTCATCCATTGTCATAAATTCTTTTGCCATTTTACGCTCCTATGCTTGACTTACAGAACCTTTGGTTCTCTTCCTACGGTTAGCCATAACAGCACCACAACCTCGTGCTACCGCGGTTCCCGCAATTCTTTTACCTTTAAACGGTCTTTTGGGCTTTGTCACGGCCCCACCATTTTTTAAACCTGTTACCTTCGCAGCTTTCGTATTAGCGACTGTAGTTTTTCCTTTAGAGCCTGCCCGCTTCTTTTTACGAGCCGTCGTAGCGCGTTCACTTTTCGACAAACTATTAGCTTTAGATCTAGGAAGACAACGATCAGGGTTACTCTTATCTTTTGAAGTACCACATTTACCTTTGATAGAGCCATCTGATCCAATCCTAACCCAGTCCTGTTTCACCCATTCTTTAAGCTGACCCATTTTAGGCTCTTTTCTTCTTACCTAACACACGTTTTAAAGTTCTTGCCTGACCTGCGTGTAATTTAGAGGCTTTGTTTAAACCTTTAACGACTTTACGAACTTTTTTCCTATTTGATTTTGTTAAGCTCATTTTCCTTTCCTCTTTCCGCCTTTTGACTTTTTGGCGTAGTTAGGGTCTTTACAATACTTTGATGCGGCCAAGTTTGCATACGCTGACGGGTATGTGTCAAATGTGCGTTTAGCCCATGCCTTGCCTTCGGGACAGATCTTACCACCACTTTTTACCTTCCCCCCTTTTTTCATGCGTACAACACTACTTTTACGAGTTGGACAGGAGCCTGCTCCTAAATTAACCGCGCTAGTCATGTTAGACCTCACTTATTTCTTATAAACGGCATTGTTCTCAAAGCTGCGCCCTGTAAATTCTTCCCACATAGGCTTCAGCATGACATGTAACTCATCTATTTTTCTACTGTTTTGATCTGTTTGTACAGACATTACAGCTATATTCTTGTCCACGTCTATCAAAGTAGAAGATATCCAAGTAACGCCAGTTACGCACACACCCACTAAAGCAACAAAAAGAGTGCCTACCACAAACTGTTGATTTAACATTTCCATCTCCTACGAGCAGCGCAAATACGCTTTTTCGGTGTTTTTGAACAATTTATGTTATGCATCTTCATCTGGCCTTTAGAACGACTACAGTATGATTTACGACGTTTTGCGTCTTTACTGCCCGGTTTAACTTTGCCCGTCACAGCCGTCTTTAATTTAGAGCCGGGATTAGCTTTTCTATAAGCTGCAACACCGGCTTTTGTCATTCCCGCCCCAGATTTTGTGGGACGGAAATTTTTCTTGTTACGTTTTGGCATCGTAGCTTTACGAGTTGCCATCTAGTTACTCCCTACGCATACTTCTTACGCATGTATAACATAATCGTATAAGTGTCCGCAGAGGAGTGACCAACTGTTGTAAATAAAATATCTCCAGTTTTTCCACTGCCTGCATTGTTAGTTAAACCGCCGAAAGAGTTGTAATCGTGATGACCACTTTGGTTTTCACCCAACTCAATACAGAAAGCATTAGAGGTGGCGTCAAACAGGATTATTACTTTCATCCCGTTACACTGCCACCAAATACGTTCTATAACGACTTCACTACACGCAACACCGTCTAAACTACTGGCCAAAGCTGATACATCTACCTTCTTTACGGCAGACTCTCCGCTCCCGTCAGAGACGTTAGTAAACTTCATAACGGCATGTTTAGGACCATCAATCAGCGTTTGTGAGGTTACTGCATCCGCCATGTAAATCTCCTTTTATGAACAACTTACTAGGCCACCTGAACGTATTCAATGATGAACGTGAAAGACCCGGCTGTCGTAGCATCTACAGTGTTTGTAATGTTACAGAAAATTGTTCTTTCAGCCGAAGTGTATTGAGGAGAAACTGGCGCAGTAGTTGCATTTTGTGTTGTCGCAACTAATGTGGTAGTTGTCACGTTACCAACAACAACAGTTGTTCCACCATCAAGGATCTCATCCGTTATAGCTGCAACAATCTGTGCTCCAGAACTAGAAGTGCCGACCTCATATCCAATATCACCTGTTCCAATAACTGGGGCGGTAACACAAAAGATTTTAATGTCAGTAATGATCGTGTTGGCGGGCTGTGTAAACTCACCGATAGCAGGACTATCCCCTGCTGTTGTGTTTACTGTTACACCTGTTGCAAAACCAACGTGTTTTACGAATTTGTTTGTGATAATGCCCGTAGAGGCGATAGAAGAGGTTTCTGTTACCGCACCTGTAGATGCGTTTTTATTTATAACCTTGAAACCATTTTCGGAGCGTACTGCTCCGCTAAAAGTAGTGGTAGCCATTTGAGTCTCCTGTCTTGGCTAATGTCAGCCGCCCAATGCGACTGTCAGGAAGTGAAAAAACTATACAATAAAAAAGAGCGGCTGTGAAGCCGCTCTTTAAAAACCTCTCTACGGGAAAAGAGGTTGTTAGGCTGCGCCCGGTGTTCCAAACACACAACGCCAATCAGAAACGCCGAAGCTGTAACGCTCACGGGCCTTGAACCGCATGTTTCCGGTGTCAAAGTCACCTTCCATAGCAGTCTTGATTGGAGAACGGTTAAAATGTTTGAAACCGTTAGGTGCATCGGTCTTGATGAAAAACGCATCTGTATCTGTCAAGAAATGGTTAACTACCGCCCCTTCAGGAAGCATGCCCATGTTCTTGATAGCATTTGCGTCGTTATCAGCCGTTGCTGAACGCAAGTTTGAGTTAATCACACGCTCTGCGATAAACTGCAATTCTTTTGGAATGATCAGTTTCATTCCACGAACTGCGATTTTCAGACCACGCTCATCAGTGAAACCTGCAATATCAATCAACATCTGCTCAAGCGAAGTTTCGTTCAAGTCAGCAGCGGTTGAAAGCAAGTTACGCTGGTTACCTGTGAGTGAGGGGTGTGATGAAGAACAAAGTGCTGCACCATCACCGATTGCAGATGCGCCTGTGCTGAACGCATTGTTCAGGATAGCCGCAGCTTTAATCTGCTTGGTCTGGGCCATAGAGCGGGCCAGAGCCTTGGTGTAGCGTGATGCCAGACGGTCATACAGATTATCCTCAATGGCTTCCTCAGTAATTGAGAACGCCAAAGCGATTGTCTCGTGTGTGTACCGGGCAGTGAATGTCTCTTGAGCATCGTCAAAAGAGATGGCTGCGCCTTCTTCTTTAGTCGGTGCTGTTGAGAAACCCCCAAGCATCACTTCTTCTTCAAATGAACGATCTGAAGACTCTTCTGCGAAGATCTCAGCATGCTCGTTCTCGTAACGGTCGTACTCAAGCCCAAAAAGTGCATTTAGACCGGGTTCTAGCTCTTTAGCTAGTTGTGCTCTTGAAATAGCCATGTGCTAGCCTCCTATATTCCGGTGTTCGCTGCGGTGCCTACGGCAGCAGCAAAGCCTGAGTTGAACGGTGCATTCAAACGAACGATGTACTGATGACCAACTGCGGAATAATCCGTGTTGCCTTCTTCTTCGTAGAGTCCAACAATACGAACATCCAAGTTTGCGGTTGTCGCAGCGGTGCTAATATCAAGCATGTCTGAAGACTTGCCTGTATTTGTGCTACCGTTGTTAACACTCGCCATGTCACAGTTAGCAAAAACATCTGCCAACGCGGTTGCCCGGTTGGTATTAGTTCCATCTGCCACTACAACATATAACTGCATTGGATCATCATACACATAAGCTTTGACAGGATGATTAGTGTCAACACTTACAGCGTTTGAGCCGGGCCAGTAATTAAGGTGAGTCGACTTACCGGTAACGGAATCAACGTACTCAACACCACCTAGAACACCTAAAGGAGCTACTGCCTGATCAGAACAAATAATTGTTCCAGCAGAGCTTGGGACAACAATCCCACCGTTATAGATAGCAGTTGTGTAGTTGTTAGCAATTTCATACATCGTCGTAGCGTTGTTATTGATATTGCCGCCCGTTTTACCAATAGGACGAA